AGACCAGGACAATTAACATTAATACAATCGGCATCTACTGACTTCGTAACAGGACAAACTGTTTATATCAGTTACGTGGTGAATTAAAGAATTTTAGATAATTATTGGTAAGTAAATTACCAATACTATGAAAAAATTTTTCTCACAGTTGTTTAACGACAACAACACAATCAATGAAAAAAGTGTCGTTGGATTTTTAGCATTTGTTATGATGACTGGGTTCGCAATTGCGGACATCGTTACAGGTTCTTTAGGAAAAGACCTTGTAATTAACGAATTCATCTTTAATGCATTCCTATGGTTGGTTCTTGGTTCTTTTGGAATCGGGTCAATCGACAAATGGATTAACAAAGGTAAATCCGACGTTACTGAAGAGTAAAAAACTTTAATCCCCTTCACTGTGAGGGGATTTTTCTTATATTTGCCACATGCCATTCGAAAAAGCGCCACAACCAAGACCTGATAAATGGGAAATAACATTTGAAGATGAAGAAACTATTTCTATTTGGAAATACAACAAAAAAAAGAATCCAAATGGTCCTATAGAGGTTGAATACAAATATAAGAGAGGATACACTCATCCCAAAGAGTCTAAAAAAACAATGAAAGATTTGATTGAGAAGTAAAAAAAAAAGGTGAGAAATCTCACCTTTTAGTAATTAAGTTTTTTCTCAAAACTTTGAAGAACCGCAATAATGTTGTCACGACCAACAGGATTTGCGGAGTGAACATTCCAATTAGGAAGAGGGAGTCCATTTCCCCAACAATATTCACAAAGCCATTTTGCACAGTCATAACCTGATTTTATTTCTTTTGTTTTGTCTTCACCGAGGTCGTGGTCAAATGAGATTTCGTCAGGAAGTCCGTACTCTTCAATGTGCTGTACAAATTCTTCATAGTTTCTAACAACAGTCCATCCTTTAGATTTTGGGTTTCTTATGTCGTCGAGATATATTTTTTTCAGTTTCATTTTATTCATTAATTGTAGTCGAATAATCGCCACATTCAATCCTCATTTCGTAAATCGCGTCAGGACCAAATTCATAGTCTGAATCGGTTATGTCTCCGTCCCAATACATATCCATTCCTGAAGGTGCAATTTCTTGCTCCTCTTCAGTGAGAACAACATCCCACTCAACGTCGTAAACATCGGTGGAACCATCAGAAGACTCAACTAATTGAAGGTCATTGAAGTCACTTTGGTCGATTTCTGAAATATTTTTCTTTTTCAAGAGTTTAATCAGTTCTTCAACAGTGAACTCCTCAGTAAACAATTCCGCTGACCTCCAATTTGTGGATACTTCACAAAAATAGTTTTTTTCTTCCCATGTGCCATTGACGTAGTTAATTTCATTCAAACTTTTTTTGTTGAATAGAAGTGTTACTTTGGTTAGCTCTTCAGGATTGAGTTTTTTTAACTCTTCGATGACATTTTTGTTTTTCATTTTTTGTATTTTAGTCGTTATTCAATTTGTCCTTTGTGTTATAATACTCAAGTGCAATATTATATGCAATCCATAAGCAAAGAATTAACGCACCTCCGACAATTATATAACCCATCACTTCTGCATAATACATTACTCCTAAAGATAGAAGGGTTAAAGTAAGTAAAAAACCAACCACGGTTAATAAAGCTTTAATTTTGTTATTCATATTATTTTGTTTTTTATAAGTAATCAAATTGTTTTGTTTTGACATCAAAATCAATAACAATTGGTTTGTTTTCATGCACGTATCTTTCATTAAGAACAGCGGCATTTAAAAATTCAACTCCATTAAAATTTTTTTGTCCATAAGCGCAGTGAATATGGCCGCAAACATGAATTTTTGGTTGAACTTTCATGATTCTGTGAAACAAATCTTGACAACCTACTTGTAGACCACTTGGAACCCAATCAAGTATTCCTGATGCGGGACCGTGTGTGATTAGGATGTCAGTGTTTTCAGGGATTAACGCCCACTTCTCAGCTAGCTTTTCTCCTCTTGGAAGATTGAATGCCCAATCATAAAACTCAGGTTGCCAAGGACTTCCATAAAACTTAATTCCATCTATAACAACTTCGCTATCAAAAAGATAGTGAACACCTTTTTCTTTATATTCCGGTGCAATATCGTGGACTTGTTCGAAACCAAAGTCATGATTCCCAGCAATAAAGATTTTATGAGTGAAATCAGTGTTACTGAACCAATCCAAGAAATCTTTAATTTCGTGAGTTTTTCCAACGTTTGAGATGTCACCTGCATGAACTAAAACATCACCATCTCCGAGAATGTTTCCCATTCTTTTGGAAGTCAAGTGTTCATGTTTTCCATGTGTGTCACTTATAAAGGTTATCTTCATATCTCTTCATTTTATCCCAATTTAAAAAATCCTCACCCTCATAATCAGGATGATTTTTTTTCATGTTATCAATCCCACTAACCCATGCCCACGAAATCAGGACAACAAAGATAAACATAAAAAAGAAAAGTGCAATCATATTTTAATTTTTTCAATCCCACCAATTCCGAATACCTGACCCGTCATACCAATCGTTCCAGACGTTCATTTTATTCTTTTCTTCGGGACTTTTTTTATCCATTAAGGTTTTATACTCATCAAAATTTTGACCTTTTAAAATGTCAAATAATTCGTTCCACTCAAGTTCTTCAAGTACATCCGCTCTATCGTAAATTTTTTTATTGTGTACAATAATTTCAGGATTTTCGTCCTCGTCAGTGAACATCCAATTATTTCGGAGAATAATTTCACCGAGTTCGAGCTCGGCTTTTGATAGATAGTTATTCTCTCGAATATTTTTAATAATTTCGATTACGCGGTTTATTTTCTGAACTTTCTTCAAACGGGTGACATCGACCTCATTTCCGTGAAATTCTAAAGTTTTTGCGGTCTTTTCTAAAGAACGAGATAATAACTGGAGATTGAAAGAATAATCCCAAGACCTAAATTCCCAAAGTTGTTTTCTGAAAAACCATAGGTTTTCAAAAAACATGGGAATTTTATAACGGAAAACTTCATATGTTTTGTACCACCAAGTTTGATGCCGAGCCATAACTTCCAATGACTTCCAAAAACTATCTGCAAATGTTACTTTCACAATTTTTGTTTTTTATAGAATGCGGGAAGTTTGAATTCCAAAAGTATTTTATCAATCTCTTTTGTAAGGTTAAAACACTCCGCCAAACCTAAAGTTTTTTGGTATTTTCTATGAAAGTTCCACACGAGTGTTTCGCAATTAGCCGCTTGTTCTTTTGTTGTACAGGATTTGGCAACTTTATCTAACCAAACTAAAACATCGGCCCAATGAGTACTTCTTTTTTCGTTAGGGTCCATATCATTTTGTTTTTTTTCTCCAAAAAACTCTCCACACTCGTTACACAACACGTTTATGATAGGTAAGTTTTTTACCGCATAGTCATGATTGAAGTGTAGGTTTTTAGTTTCTCCGCATTTGGGACATTTATATTCCATAACAAGAATTTTTACAAAGATAGTAAAAAAATAAGACCCGACAAAATAATTTTGACGGGTCTTTTGGAAAGGATATATGAGAACACCTTGCGGTGATGTCACTTATAAATATAGGAAAAAACCAAAAAATATCAAATTGGAATATAACCAGAGGGGTTATTTTAACAAATGATAGTATTCTTTGAAATGTTTCAATCTATCAGCAAGTCCTATGGTTCCACCATTTACACATTTTGTAACTGAAGTTACAGTTGCGTTAGAATCATCCACACATCTCTTCAAACAATTTTTACTGAAAAACCATGCCGCAGATAGTAAGGGATATTTTGTTGAAACCAAATCAGGATTTGAAACAATGTCTTCATTTATTGCTTTACCAAATGCGGTATAGTTGTCTTTACCTGTAAGTTGGATATAACCTCTTCCACGGAATTTAAACCCTTCACCCGTTGATTCAGGACCATTACCCATTCTTCCTCCGTACACCTTTGATGCAATTTTCTGAGGATTTCTTGCGTAAGATTCAGAAAGATTTCCCGGAAAATATTTTGGGAAAATGTTTTTGAGACCCTGAGCGGAATAATTTAAATTCTCTTGAGTAAGTCTAAATCCTCCTGATTCGTGACCACACTGTGCAAGAAAGTGAGCAAGTTTTAAAGGTGTATCGATACCGAATTTTTTTGCAGTATCAGGAATTTGAGCGATAACATTATCAGGAATGTGACCCTTCAGATTTTCTAATTTCAAAGAACCAGTGTTTACAATTGGAGCTTGTTGTACAGGAGCGGGTTCAGTAATTAGAACTCCTTGTCCCATAATTTTTTGCCATGTTTGTTCCCCCACGATACCATCGGGACTTAAACCATTTTTTGTTTGGAAATTTTTTACTGCTTGCTCAGTTCCATTACCGAAGATTCCATCGGCACCTAAGCCCAATTTTTGTTGAAGTTTTTTAACGTCTTCTCCTTTAGACCCAACTTTTAGTAGCATAGTAATTTACTTTTTCAATAAATATTTTCTACTGTGAAGAATGTGATAGATTAACATCACCTAATATACAATACTTGATGTTTTGAGTAACGTTCGAAGTTGTCACATTTATTGTAAAAAATGTGACGGGTGATATAGAACCAAAGTTTGTTCTATTGATTGAATCATAATTTGTTGAAGTGAACCAAAGCACTTCCGTAATAGGTCTGAGTCCTGTAATATGTGCTAAGATTAGATATGCGTCACCTAAATCAATAATACCATTTTTATTTGCGTCAGCGGCTTTCCACTGCTTTGTTCCCGTTAGAAATAAACCTGAGGGAGTATTATTAGGTGTATTTACGTTTTGAATTTCGTTAAATAGTGGGGTAAAATCGGCGGTTGTTATCCCTTGAATCGAAAGAGAGGGAACTAATTTATAGGTTGAATTTTGTTGAGGTAAAGTAAAGGTATAAGTTCCACTTGAGGTTAAAGTTTTATAATCGACCAAGGTTTCAACTCCGTTTACTACCCGATATAATGTTAAAGTCGGATAAGGACTTAATATCGGAACTGAAACTGTACCCGAAAGTGTATTTGTAATTGCAACAGTATTAGTTGTGTTTGCTGCGTAGTACCCTGTAAAAGTTGCATCTTGGGGATTTGACCATGTACCAAACTCAATCACGTAAGGATTAGACCAATCAGGTAAATCATTCCAACATCCACCACCACCCCATTTCGTTACTGCAAAATCTTCACCACCAGCATCATTAGGTTCACCACCACACCAATTTTGATATGTTCCTGGTTGAGGGTTCCCATTAAAGTTTCCAATATTGACCAAAGTTCCATTTTCAGGACCCGCATCAACTCTCCAATAACCCTCTTGTAGTCTGTCTGAGAGAGCAAACCATATATTATTCTGAGGAACGTTTGCAATAATAAAGTTTTGTTCATCCGCAGACGTAATTGTCACCAAATAACCAGTTTGACCTTTGAAGGTTTGTTGAGCAGCTAAAACCTTTGAATTCGTGTAAGTTGCGGTGGTTGAAATTGGTCTATAGAAGTGACCATTTGTTGCGTTGTAATAATATCCCACAGGGTTTATTGTTGTTGAAACTGAGATTTGAACACTTCCCAATGCAGAACCTGTGTTGATTTTAAGTGAAGCAAGTGCGTTATTTACGTTTGCTTTGGTTCCTGTGAAACTTATTCTTGTGATATTTGACCAAGTGTTATATCCTGTGGCAAAAGATAAACCTGTAGTTGTTGTGATTGAAAATGTTGTTCCTGCGGGGGGATTAACAAGACCTATTGAAGTTAATAAAATTTCAGATGTGAATCCGTTGATTACAAATCCACTTGCATCTTGACCTGAGGTACTCACCTGATAAGTTCTTCCTGGAGGTGCCGTTACACTTTGTGCGAAACAAAAATCATGCGAAACAAACTGTGCGAAACAAAATAAAAATATGGTAAGGAATATTTTCATAGATTTACTTTACTACCAATCAAGAAAAATGATAAAATAGGAAACTCAGGATTGGTACTCAGATTGGCTTTATAATTTACATTAAATTTGAATCTTCTTGAGATTTGGTAATCAAATCCACTTCCTATGAACGCACTGAATGTTCTGTCTGTTACAGTTACTTTATCTACTGAAGAATAAACCACAGGTGTTGAAATTAAATAAATCTCAGGGGAGATGGTAAGTTTTTTATTTGCAACAATTGGCTTGGTATAAAATGCAGTGAATGATGGACTGATAAATAAGTTACTATCTTCAGGAAGTTTGGCAACAGCTCCACTTATATTAAATCCTGTAATTCCCCACTTCTTGGCGTTTATTATCATACTATAACCCAAAAATGAAAATAGGTTTCCGTATGAATAAGCACCCGTTAGATTTACATTATGAACGAATTTAAGGGTTCCTGATTGGTTAATTTTTATTTTTGTATATCTTGAATTGATAGCAAATTGTTTGAAATTAAACCAAATCATTCCTGTTACACCCCAAGAACTTGTTCCCATTAGAGAGGTTCTTGATACACCGACATTTGCAATTCCTGTAAAACTTTTGTCTAAGTTTTGAGCGGAAGTAAGGTCAGATGAGACTATCATGGGGTTCGAATTTCCTGATTTTGATGAACCTTTTTTTCCTCCACCTCCACCACTTGAACCACCACTTTCTGAACCACGGTCGTTCCTTACATCAACGTTCATTACCGTTGTCGCCACCACCTCTGAACCTTTTTCTTTATCTTTCTCACCGCTTCCCGTAGAAGAAGATGTAGAAACGCCACTATTGTTATTACCCCCACTATTAGGAGAATTACTGTTCCCCCCGACACCACTGCCACCGCTTGTAGGGTTATTTGAAGTCCCTTGAGAAGAAGTTTGACCCCCTTGGTTAGAACTTCCCACAGGTACAGAACTGTTGCCCTGACCGCCTGATACACCTGAGCCCCCATTTGGAGAAGTCCCACTACTATTAGTATTAGAAACAGAATTATTAGAGTTAGAATTAGTATTTTCATTTCTATTTCTTGTTTTTTCGGACCTATTGTCTTTTGAACCCGCATCATTTCCACCCATAGATGAACCTTGCATCACGGATGAGTTTATTTGACCAACAACACTACTTACCACATTTCCGATTACTTGTGCGGTTATTTGATTTCTTGTGACACCTACGGATTGAACCGAGCAAGGAGTTAGTTTTCTATAATCCACATAAGCTTGATTGACCCAAGAGGCAAAAGCACCACTCGCCACGTCAGCCGCGGTGAATGATGCCGATTTTCCATAAAAATAAATTATTGTTCCTCCCTGAATAGGGATTGAAAAGTTTGTGACAGCTTTTGTGCAAGGGTCTATAAACTCGTAATTAATGGTTTGAGCATCAACTTTCAAGCTGAGAAAGAAGATACAAACAATACTTAAAAAAATTTTTAACCCTTTCCACATTTATTTTGGGAACACACCCTTTTTAATCATCCTTACAAGAATTCTACTACAAGCAATTTCAAGTGCTTTTTTTGTAGTAATTCCTATTGTTGATTGATTGAATTTAACGTCACTCAAATTATCATCATTTAAAAGAGATAATTCTCTGACAGTCTTTGCCTCACCAAGACCTGATGCTGCAATAATTTCACCTGTTTCTGCGTTTGTAAATCTAACCTGAAGACCGAGTCTTGTGTTTACAATATTTTTAACTCCATCTTTTAAGTTTACAGTCTCATCTTCAGAAACAGAAAAGTCATAAACTTCGATTGTAACGAAATAATGAGCAAGTCTAATCTTACCTCTACCGTCCAATTTGTCTTGACTGATTCCTGCTTGAGATGCCTGAAACTGTTTAACCATACGGTTTTTGATTTCAGTCTTATCTTCAGTAAAGGTGAATCTGTTTAGTTCAGACAAAAATTCCAAACTGATATTCGCAACACCAAGACCAACTTTCTTTTCTTTGAGTTCTGGATACTGCTCATATACCTCATCACTAATTCCAATTGTTAAGATTTGAATTGGAATTTGTGGACCATCATAGTCCATAAGTGAATCGATATTAATCTTTGTTTCAAAACTCGCTTTATACTGCTCAGTTTTTGTTGTCCCCACAACTTGTGCGTTGACAAATGAGCATGCAAGTAGAAATACAGGTAATAAAATTTTCTTCATTTTAAACTTGTTTAATAAGACCACATTTAAGACACTCTTCATCTCCATCACCATCAGCGTCACCCCAAACGTGTTCACACTGACGATGTTCGAAATACATGTCTATAATACCGTCACCATCCTCATCGATACCATCCATTGTACCATCACCATCTTCATCGATTTCGACACCGACTTGAGGGGCGACCTGAGGGGTTACTTGAGGGGTGGATACCACAATAGGTTCATTATGTTGAGCCGATGCAGAATCTTTCATATCTAAAGTAGATGAGAAAGATACACCATCCTCTTCGTCCATTTTTTGAACTAACATCTTGTCCTTATCTGTATCACTGAACCAATAGTCAATAATCTTACCATAAGAACCGATAAAAGCACCAAGTAATAAAAGTAGAAGCTCTTTCCACTCTCCACTGATAGCACTTTGTTCAAAAATAGCCAAAAAAATTGCGCCCATGATTACAACAAATCCTCCAAGAACAAGAGCGGTAATCCACCATCTCTTTTTCATCATGGAGTTTAATAAATCTTTAAATCCTGTTGGTGTTTGTTGACTCATAAATTACCATTTTGGGTCCTCTGAAAAAGGTTTTGGTTTAGGAGCTGGTTCAGCTGGTTTAGCAGCAGGTTGCGATGCTTTTTCTTTGATAATCACAGTTTTCTCAGGTGCTGCTTGCTGTTGTTGAGAATTGTTGATTACGATTGTTGGTTGAGGAGGAGGTGCTTGTTCTTGTTTTTCTTCATGACCGCCAAACAACAAAGTGCTTAGCCATACGCCACCACCCGCAACAACAGTTCCGAGTGTTCCTACGATGGTCTTCTTTAGTCCTGACCAAGACCCATCATTTTGTTCTAATTGTTCTTCTGACATAGTTTTAAATTTTCACAAATGGTTTAGTTATTCTTTCATTATTATTCGCCATCACTAACAAATATTTACCTTGTGCTAGATTTTTGGCGTTAATGGCTCTTGTGATTACGTTTGTAAACTCATCGGTTTTGAAATCTCCTAAATCCAAAACCTTTCTTCCGTTGTAATCATAAACATAACCCTTCATCCAATAATTATTCGGAAATGTAACAGTTAATTCAAATTGTCCCGAATTTGGATTTGGTCTGATTTCTGCAATAGGCTTCGTTACGGCTAATACTGGCCCTGCCGCTCTATAAGTTAAAACTATTCTTTCAGATGCTAATTCAATATTGAAATGTTCACCTTCAGAATTGGAGGCGTCCATTAGTTGTCTAACAAAAACATAAGAAGAAATATCTTCCGAAGGGTCAATTGGCGTAAATTTTAAATTAAAGGGGGTGGATAAACCACTTATCCCCCCCTTTTTTTGATTATTCATTCCACCGAATCTGATGATTCCATTTTGGTCATCATGAGTTACATATTGTAACCACTCATTCGGAACTTTTGATATTATTTCTGCGAATCTAACTTTTGTTGGGTCATATTTCATTTCGAATTGTAATCCATAATTTACTAGTCCGTTTGTGGATACATTAAATGGTACAAACATGGGTTGACCTACAGAATATGAGTTCGGAATATTAACAGAATATCTTCCAGTATAAACAGGACCTCTTACAAGGTTCCCGTTTGCGTCATAAACAGGTGAAGAGTGACTTCTGTCAACATCTCCTTGTACATAATATTTCAAATCTAATGACAAATTAGAAGTAAGAACCGTATCTAGCACGAAATTTTGTCTACTTGTATAAGTTGTCCAATCTGACCATTGATTTGCACCTAAAGCCAAACTATCAAACTCGTTTTTGGTAAAAACTTTAATCAAGTTATTTGTTGCAATTGGTCTAAGTCCTGAAACCGAAGCGTAAATACCATAAGGGTCACCACCATCAAACTTTTGGTTCCAATTTATATCTGCAATCAAATATGCCAACCCATTTTGTAAATGAGTACGAGGGTAAGTTTGAGAAATGTCAGCGTTTACAAATTCGTTGAACGCTTTTACTGCGTCAGTAACAGTAACTGAATTGTCTCTAATTGAAACTAAACTATCAGGATTGAATCTTAATTCGATTTTATACCTTGTGTTTTCATCGATATTATCCAAAACATATAAACCTGTGTTTATATTTGGAACTGTAGTTGAAACAAGATTTCCTGTTGCATTTTCATAACAATATAATGTCGGAACCCAACCTCTTGTAATCACTGATGGTGGAAGCCAAACCTTACCTGAAATTGTAAGGTTTCCAAGTAATTTCACTGCGAGTTTGTTATAATTCAAAACCGCCACGTTGTCTCCAATTGTTGTTCCGTCAACTTTGAACATTCTTGCCCAATTAAGGGTTACAGTATCTGATACGAAGTTTGGAATTACGTTGTTAATTCTATATTTGTTGTGAATTATGTAACCATTAGAGGAAACCTGTGAACCATTTGATAAAACCAAATAGTTTCTTGCTATAGTCCAGTTTGTATCGGACACATAAGTGTAATTTCCACTTGAGTAGGATTGATATTTGTAATCATCCCAACTTCTGTAGGAAATTTCAGGACCGTTTCCACTAACCGCAGCGTCAACAGTTGTGGATATGTGTGTAAAAAGTCGTTTTTTATATTGCCAGTCCACTTGAAAACTTCTCACATCCGTACCAGTCGCTGGTTTGTAATACCAAGCAACATCTAACGTGTCACCTCTCCTTACAGTTTTCAATTGTTGGAAGTGACCGATTTCTGGTGTTTGTGAAAAACCTAAAAATGGGAATGACAATAATGAAATAAATGCCAATAATTTTTTCATCATTCAAATAGATTTTTGATTAATGTCTCACAGGATTTTTTTATCACATTAGAGACGGATTGTTGATTAATTTTACCACCTTCCGAAATTATCAGGGAAGACATAGAAATTTCCGAAGACTTTTCAGTTACTATCGTTTCTTTTATTTTTTTTCCTTTTGAGTCCAAAAGTTTTGCTCTCACTCTGAGAACCGTTTCATCATTTTCTTTATGAATTACAGAAAATCCTGTCTTGGTGTTAAGAACATCAAAGAAAATCAATTCAATTTGCAATTTATTCTCAGATAAATTACAACTGTCTACTAGTTGAAACTCCCTGTCTTGAAGGTATTCAAGTAAGATGTTCTTGAAACCAAATGTTAGGTTTCTATTACCCAACATTTGTCCAATTTGGATTTTATTTTCAATAGATGAAATACAAACCTTTTTATCTTGTGAATAAGAAAAAAGGGTGCTAAAAAGCAATAATAAAGTAACGAAAATTTTTCTCATTTTTCGGTAGTATCTTGGTATTCATAAATATATCTTATCTTTGTTCCCGATATTTATTTTAAATTAATTTTTTATGCGGTTATTGACAGAAATAGATAGGATAAAATCGGTCATGGGGATTTTGAACGAACAAGATGAAGAATCTTCAGCACCGAAGATGAATCGTAATCTCAAATCTGTTGTTGAAACATTACAATTTTTAAAAATCTACGGTGGCAAAATTGAGAAAATGCTGGTTGATATTTCTGACTACGCAAACAATCAAATTATAGATTTTGATTTGATGAATAGAGGATTGAGAAAAGTACTTTTAAAAAAAGGTGACAAAAAAAAGAATATTGAAGATTACTTAGGTAAAATTCTAACATCTCTCAAATATAGAGAAAGAGATGGTTATGGTGTTGAACCTGAAAGTGAAGATTATGGTTTTGAAATTGAGGAGCCTTCCTTGATACCAAAAAAAGTTTACAAAAAAGAACTTTATGAACTTCAAGTAGAGTTACTAAAACTACAAGAGTGGTTGAAAAAAACTGGAAAAACTGTAATAGTTGTTTTCGAAGGAAGAGACTCTGCGGGTAAAGGTTCTACAATTAAAAAATTCACTGAGAACTTGAACCCAAGATATTATAATGTGGTTGCGTTGGGTGTACCAACACCAGAAGATAGAAAAGATTGGTGGAACAGATACAGAAAACAAATAAGACCAGGAGTAATCAATCTTTTTGACCGTAGTTGGTATAATAGAGGACTTGTTGAGCCCGTTATGGGATATGGAACGCCTGAAGAATATGCTGATTTCATGGAAAATATTGAGGACTTTGAAAATGATTTAGTTAAAGACGGAGACTATCTTTTCAAATTATGGTTTTCAATAGATAAAGACACACAAAAAAGAAGATTTGATATTCGTCAGAAATCACCTTTGAAATATTGGAAATATTCTCCAAACGATGCTAAAATGCAAGACCTTTGGGATAGATTTACTGAATTCAAAGAAAAACTTTTTGACAAGACCTCAACGGTAAACAATCCTTGGGTTGTAATTGACTCTGAAGACAAAAGAATATCAGGACTTAACGCAATTAGATACGTTTTACAAAACATTCCTTATGAAGGGAAGAATACGAAAGTTTTGGATGTAGAATACCCAGAAGTTTTAGCTGTTTTGAGACCTTAATTTTCCTCGTTGAATTGTTTGGCTGAAATTACAATCCAAATATCCAAAAGGAGATAAACGAGATATTGTTGAATTTCTGAAATTGGATGGTTTGTAGAATAATTTTGTTGGAAAAGCCAAATTAGAATTTTTACCATACAAAATACTCTCACTGATAGCAAAAGTATACCCGTTAACGTTTTCATTATCCAAAATTACAACTATTTATTTACAAAGACAACGCCATGGTAAATTTACGAGACTTAATTAAAGAGGCATTGGAAGAACACTTAGATAAATCTCTTATTTTAAAAGAGAATATTGAAATTTCAGAATCCTTACAATATCACATTGATAATGGTTTAACTCTAACAAATAATATTTTCAGAGTATATTCGAAAAGTTATTTTGACTTGGTAAATGAAGTGAGAAATTTGTGGAAAGAAGGTAGGATTGAGTTAAATGAGGAGGATACTTTAATGGTTGAATCAGATTTAGGACAAAGAGTTAAAATCCGTGGTGAAATCGTTTATTTGGATGCGCCTTACATTGTGGAAGAGGAAGAAGATATTATTGAGGAAGCGGAACACAGAGGTAAAAAAGTAAATTTAAACAAACCTTTCAGAACACCAGGTGGTCCCAAAAAGTTTGCGGTCTATGTGAAAAGTCCCGGTGGTGGAGTAAAAAAGGTAACATTCGGTGACCCAAATCTTAGAGTCAGAAATAGAAATAAAGGGGCTGCAAAATCTTTCAGAGCAAGACACAAATGTGACCAAAAAAAAGATAGAACCACAGCTGGTTATTGGTCATGTAATGTAGGAAGATATGCTAAACAACTTGGTTTGTCCTCAAAAAATTCTTGGTAATGGATTTGGAAGTTTTGAAAACATATTTACAGAATTACTTCAACTCTATTTTGAATACAAGATATAGTAAAATTACTGAGGAAAAAGGTATGGGTCCGATAGAGTTCACCCTTTATGACATTATAAAAGGGAGTTATCAACCTCCAATATTTCATATTTTTTTAGATTCAGAACCCATGATGAAAAAATCTCACACTAACAAGCCTTGGGCAATCATGTTTATGAATAGTGTGGAAGATGATATTAAAAATTTTATGAGAGCACTTTCTATAAATTTCCCAATAAAAATACATTGGAACAAAAGACCAATTTTCAAAAATGCAACCCTATCAGCAGACTATTAATGACGGCAAAATTTTACGTACATTTAGTCCCAATATTGATTCCGAAGAACTGAAATGGCATCAAGATTTAAGAGACAGGAAAGTAACCATTTTGGAATCCGGTGGGTGGTCCTTCCAAATGGATGACGGTTTGCCGAACAAATTACAGATTGCCGAACAAATTTTTATTCCGAAATTTGTTTGGCACAGAGTAATAAAAGGTCACTCTGATTTAATTGTCGAAATCGAGGAATTTTGATTAGTTGACAGTAGGAGGAGAAATTTCTGAGGTTACTGTTGTTGTCCAAGTCATTTCGGGAACGGCCGTTGGTAGGTCTTCTTCTGTATAAAATCTTTGTCCTCTTATTGGAGGAGCCACCTCATTAACAGGTTCGGCAACACGAAGTTCATGTTTATGAATGTCCCCTAAACACTCTTGATGAACCTTTTCCTGTAGTTCATCACTGCACAAATTTTTATTTGTATCTTTTGATTTGAATATTTTTCTAACAATTGGAAACAGGTACTCGTCTGCGTCAACATCTAAATAATCGACTCTCGTATCTTCAGCATTCCAAAAACTCATATCCTGTTCGCTGAGTGATTTGAAACCCGCAAACTTGTAACCCGTGTATTTGTTTATAAAATAAACTAAAATACCTTGACGCCAGTATCTTTCGAAATATTGTTTGTCAGTTTGATAAGTGGTGCACCATCTTGTTGACGCTCCGTATCTCGCAGATGATGCAAATGTGAGAGGTCTAACAATAACCCATTTATCATCTTCATATTCTTTTATCACTTGACCTTCTAACTCCCGATTTAATTCTTTGATACTTGCTAAAGAAACCGCATTTCTAATGTCTTCTATTGTACTATAAGAAGTTACATCATTGTTGTCGATTCTTTTATTTTCCATCAAAGAGACAAAATCTCTCAAAGTTTCGAAATGACTATTTGGATAGAAATCCATCAAGTACCTCACGAAATAATTTTGATTTTCACTGAAACCTTTGGTGTTAATACCTAAATTAGTAAGAAAGGTTCTATATTCCATAATCACTTTGGGTACTTCATCTTTTGGAAATTGCTCATTCATTCTCCATCTTTTACTAAAGATTTTACAGAGTAACGGGAAATATTTGTATGAACTTGTAGGGTCAATAGCTTTGAATACATCAAACATAGTAACGTTAAGTTCAGGATATTGTTTTTTTAATTCATCCAATCGAGACATAAAGGAGTTTTTTTGAAAAATAGTTGAAATAAAATTCATGGTCAAATAAAAAAGAAGGTGAGTTATTCACCTTCTTTCTGCGGAGGCTCAGGGATTCGAACCCCAGTTACCCTTACGAGTAATTCAGTTTTCAAGACTGACGCATTCGACCGCTCTGCCAAACCTCCATTTGTTTGATTTATTTAAAAATACTATATTTGTGGTATGAAAACAACAATAATTTCAATTTTTTTGGTTTTGTCCATGAATTGTTTTTCACAGACAACGGACTTACTTTATATTCCAAAACAGAAATCCCTGATTCTAACTTACTCCAACTACAGCCCAATAGGTTTCTATATTGGAGGATATTTCATAACGAATTTTCCACAACCCTACATTTACACAACACCAATTTCAATAATCAACCGAGCAGGAATAAATTTGAATTTCAATAATAAAGTCTCATTGATGGGTGGTTTTTTTATTGAATCATACTCAGACAGTCTATCACTAAAACCTGATGTTTGGATTAAAATAAATCCACTAAGAACCATTCTGAAGACTGATAGAGGATTTGATTTTTCTCTCGGCGTCAACTATATGAAAGGTTTCAGATACGCTGTAGGTTTATCTATACCAATACGTGGTATTTATTGATTATGGAAGAAGAGGTTCTCAAATACCTTCAGAAAAAATTTAAAGGTAAAACCATTGAATATGATGGATATAAATACGACTTTTTGGATGTTTATATCGAAGACTATCATTTTACATTTGTAGTAAACACTATTTTACCTGTAAAAGGTGGTGCATACCTTTTGGAAAAAATTTATGAAAACATAGGGGATATTGTTGGAGACTTTTTTTATTCTATAGGAAAACAATTTACTATCTCCGTAAATGTTTTAGTTGACGGTAAGGATGTAAAATCTAGTTATCTACCGTGGCAAGACGTGGTAAAAATATTTGAGTTAGCAAATCTTAATGCAAACACAGACACTTTTTTTATTTCTGATAAAGATTATAAACACAACTTTGAAATAAAAGTCAAGTTTTATCCACCAATAAAAATCTCAAACGCAGTTCAATTTGATGATGGAGTGGGACTTATCGTTTACGTAGACATTATTGAAATAAAAATGGATGGAGAAGAAGTGATGCCAAATTTTGATAGCGAAACAAATATCGGGGTTTTTAGAGAGATTATTGAAGAATTTAATGATTTTCACAACAAGATTGAAAATATAATGTATGATGTTTTGGAACCTCAATTACAATTTGGGAGTAATGAATCTTTCTATTACAATGCTTACGTCAGATTCAAGAAATATAGGGCAATTCCGTTAGAAAGTAAAAGTGGTTACGTCGGTGATAAAGAAATTTTTGTCCAGTTATTTAATTCTCTTTGATATTTTTTTGATAACTTCACTTAGAACTTCCGAACCAACCAAGACAAGCCCTGAAGCTACAATTCTTTCAGTTATGTTTTCGGCTGTTTTTTCAAAATCACCAGAACCCCGAACCAAATTTTGAATATCAAGAATTATTGGAATTAAAAAAGAATAACTTATTAGTTCGGAAATACTTGTAATAGATAGTTGTAGAGAATTTAAAAAACCTAAGAAAGCTTCTCTTAATTTTAGACCTTTTGTATAAACTTTCAGAAAAATTTGTTCTAATCCTTCTTCTTTTATTTTGGAGTATATCTTTTCAAACAAAGATTTATTGTCAAAATATATGATTGATACAACACCCAATAATATGAGAGCGGCCTGATTTTCATCAACTTTGAACTCACTAGTTCTTATATATTCATCCAAAGGCAAAACCAAACCACCCACAGAGGTTCCCCAAGTTGAAAGTAACTTTAAATTTAATGCAAATTTTCTTTTTACCTTATTAATCAAATTATTGGTGAAGGCGTTTAGAATTCTCATGTTTTCTGCAAAAAAACTTTTGTATCCCTCGTTCATCAAAACTTTAAGTTGTCCCTCGGTGATTAAGAAATTCATATTCAATAAATACATCGTATATTTATTTAGTATGAATAAAGGTCTTAATCCTGAATTGAACGTTGGCGATAAGGTTGTTTGTTACCACATGGAAGGTGAGATGAGTGTGCCGCCAGGCACAAAAGGCGTTGTTACAAATAAAAGTATTGACCCATTTGTAAAAGATGGGTTTATGTATAAAGTAGAATGGGAAAACGGTTCTACATTACCTATTTTATCAGATACCGACACATGGAAAAAAGTTGAACAAGAAATCCGAGAGGAAAAATCTTTTGACCCGATGATGGATTTATTCAAAAAAAACAAATCTTTATTCAAACATTTCGATTTGGATTTTTTCAGAAAGTTTCTATTAAAATTAAGAGAATCAGGAATTACAAATATGTACGGCTCATCACCTCTTATCTATGCGGGAAGGGACCACATTGAAAGATATTATGGTGAAGGAAAAGAGGACGATGAGAGTTTTCAGGAGTTGTTGGACATTGCCGACCAATCAAGGGACAAACTTGTTTCAGGATTAGTTAGTTTCGCAAAGGAACAAAAAATTGATTTAGAAGACGAAAACAAACTAAACCAATTAGCAAGACAATTTGCAAAAGATATACTTGTTATGTATATCAACACCTTTTAATTACTCAGTGGTGCTTTTATTGGTGGGTGTGATTTATAATTGATAAGTTCAATTTCTGAAACATTGATTTTATCCCATAGGATTTTATATCCCTCTTGATATTGATATTCAAAATTCAATGAGATTTCGGGTAAAGGGTAAGGTTCTCTTGTCGATTTTGGTGTTGGTGTCCAATATGGGTTATCAAAGTCAACTTTTTCTTTTTCGTTATATTCAAAACCTGTTTCGTAGTTGTTAGCAAACCAAATATGATATCTTTCTTCATAACCTAATTCACGACCAATTTGTTGTTTTGCTTGTTCAATATGATTGGAATATAGATGTACGTCGCCGAGGTTTCCTATTAGTTGGTCAGGAACCATGTTAACTTCCTTAGCGATTAGTGAAAGTAAAAGTCCGTAAGATGCGATATTGAAAGGTAAACCTAAGAATGTATCCACTGAACGTTGATTCCACATTAAAGAAATTGCTCTTGATGGTACGTAATCCAAGGGGTCGATATTTTTGATATACCCCCTTTTTTCGTATTCTGCCACTCTTTCTTCGATAGAAAGCTCCCTTGTATAAACTTGAAATCCGTAGTGACATGGAGGCAAAACCATTTCATCAAGTTCAGCTACATTCCATGCAGATACCATAAGTCTTCTTGAATCAGGATTAGTTTTCAATTGATGGATTAGGGTCTGAATTTGGTCGTACCAAATTGAACCACGTCTATCATCATCATTCAAATCCATCCAACCTTGCCATTTTCTCCATTGTTTACCATAGATTGGTCCTAATTCACCCCATTTTTTACCCCAAGTTTCATTGTTCTTCACATGATGAATGAATTCTTCTTTAGATAGATACATACCATCTAAACTTGTTGAGGAGTTTTTAAGATAGTTTTTATAGGCGTCTCCGTCCCAAATATGACAACCATTATCAACAAGGAACTTGATATTAGTATCACCACGTAGGAACCAAAGGAGTTCAGTTACAATTGATTTCCAAGCCATTTTCTTTGTTGTCAGAAGAGGAAACCCTTCTTTCATATTATGTCTAATCGTGTAACCGAAGATAGACTTTGTACCCGTACCGGTTCTGTCCGTCTTTTCTACTCCATAGTCAATAATGTCTTGTAAAAGTCGTTGATATTGTTTGTCTAAGTTATTCATTTATATAATTTAATCCTGCATGAAGTTTAACGTTATCCATCGAAAGTCTATAAGCCTCCACTCTATCCATTTTGGGGTTGAGTTCCAAAATACGTCTTGCATTTTCTAAAACTTCTTCTCTCACTCTTAATTTTTCTGCTTCATGAAGAAGCTCGTCCACAATTTCTTCGTTAGTCATTTTTTTTATTTTTCCATTCTTGAATCATATAGTTTATGTTGTCAGAAAGGTAATCCATTTTGGATAACCATTCGAGAAGCTCGTCTTGACCATCATATTTTCCCTTTTCATAACATTTCTGCATGGCATCAACTAAACCCTCCTGATTTAATAAGACACTATGAACATTATGTTCACGAATTAGGTCGATATAATTTTCTTTTGTCATTTTTCAATAAACATTACGGTGTTTGCAATTGGAAGTCTTGCAACAGGTAATCTACCAACTTCAGGTAGTTCCTGTAAAACTTCATAATAACCTCTATCATCTACTTTTACGGTCGGTACAGACCCGAAGTTGGAAATAATTTTTGAGTCACCAACAGGTCCATCAAGTACCTTGACTGTTTTTTCGGTTGTGTTGAATACTAATGTGTGCATTTGTTTGTTTTTGTATTGTAAATTTAAGAAAAAAAGAGCATAAAAAAAACAAGTAAGCTCATAAAAATTTTTGGCGAATAGTAAATTACCAAGATACTATCAAAAATCGAGAAGTTCACTTGTTTAATTAAAACTACCATTCTATAACACCAAAGTCAACTCAAATGTAAAAATTAAACTATTTATAAAGAAAAATTACTATGCAGTATTGGAGTTTAGGACAAATGTCAAACGAGGAGAAAGAAAATATCTTATCCAAACATAAACAAGTTTATAATGGTTATCAAACAATGCAACCCAAAGTTGATAATACACAACCTCTTCATGTTCAAGACTTTGCAAAAGATAAGTTGGGTGCAACTATTACAAATGATGGTACTGTAAAACCTTATACCGATTATAGAATAAATGAGTCACACGTAATGGATACTTGTGAACAGTGTGGAGGAACAATGAACGAAGGAGAGTGTTCTGAATGTGGTTGGGGTGGACAAATGAACGAAAAAGTTGATATAGAAAAGGTTATAAAAAAAGGGGTTAAGAAAGCTAAGGAATTTGTCTATGGTAAAGAAAAAGATTTGAAAAAACCTTATACAGCGGAAGCGGTTGATAAAATTGTTTCATCAATCAAAGGCTCCAAAAACGAGGAACAACTCAAAAGTACTTTGAAAATGTTCGAAAATTTTTTGGATACCAATGATGATGTTTTGGAGGTCTACAAAAAAAGAATAATCAATGCTTTCAAGAAAAAAGCCCAAGAACTCGATTTCTATTTGGATAAATCCATGTTAAAAAAATTGGACATCAAGGAATATAAAACAGGAAAATTATCTGACATCTATCACGAAGAGGATTTGAATCCATCAGACGATTTCGATTATGTAGAGGGTGGTGGAAATGATTACGGTACTTTCGAAAAAATGCATCACATGAAAGATATTAAAACTGAGGAAACCGCAACATCTAACGCACCTCTATCTTACGGAAAACATTACAACGAAATTGAACCTCCTTATGATTTTAAATCAAACGGACCTGTCGGTGATGGTGGAACTTTGAGACAAAAAGATGTAAATGAAGGTAGTTACACTGGCGGTGGAAATTCTCCAGATTTTGAAGCCGATATTGACCCAGCATTTGATTTTGAAACGGATGGCCCAATTGAGGATACTTACACTGAACCAGCCGATGATATGGACCTCGATGAAAAACAAGTTTGGAAACCCTACGATTTTATTTCAGGAGGGGCTGACAACGGGGGTGATGTGTACCCGATGAATGAAGATGGAGAGTGTGAAGAATGTTGGGAAAAAATGGAATCAGCATGGACTGAAGAAGTTGATGAACAAGATGTTTCTGGTGTACAAGGAATATATGGAGCGGCAGAAAAACCATATGCGTTTGTTAGCACGGGCCCTGGAAAAGCGGGTCCATATCAAACTCATAGTTGGGGAGGAGAGGAATTGAGTGAGGAAGGTTATGAATCAGAGGATGAAGACGTTTATTGGGAGAAAGATTTGGAACCAAATGAACTCGATTTAGATTTGGTTAAATTCAATCCTGAGGATAAATCTTGGGAAGAAATCACTGCACATACAGGTGAGGATGAATTCTCACATTTAAGTGAAGATTTGAAAGAAAATTTGGAAAAACAACAGGGAAAAATTCTCGAAATGTTCGAGAGGTTCAAAAGATTTCAGTAAAAACGTCCTCAAAAGAGAATTTTTTCAATTCTTCAAAAGAAAATGTCTTTTTTGATTGGGATTCAATATCATCTTTGAAAACAATTAAATCTACTATTCGATTATTCATTAAGTTTGAGTTTTTCAATAATCTTTTGAGTTCATTCACTTTATATGTAATCCAAAAGTCCTCTAAATTATTCCGTTGATAAAGTTGATACTTTGGTAAAAAAATATTGTAGGTCTCCAAGTTAGTTTCCAAAGACAATTCTGAAAATCTATAATCTTCAGTAAAATTGAAATTTAAAACTCTTTGATATGGTTCGCACCACTCACTAAGTACTTTTTTTTGGTATACGTTCAAAATAATTAAAATCTTTTTTTCAGTATTTTCTTGAAAAAAGAATTCTTTGAGATTTGAGACATCGAAAGATATATCTCCTTCATAATCTGTGAAATAATTTTTTTTCTTATTTTCGAAGAACTTTGGGTGGAAGTTATTTGAGATACAATTATCAAATTCATTTTCATTAACATCTAAGTTTTTTGTGTGGAAGTAATCTAAAATTTTGGATTTTTCTAAGAAAAAACTAAAATTGTTTCCATTATCAACAACATAAAAACTATCTCCAATTATATTTTTCTTGACCTGACGAATTTCTGTAACAAGATTATTGTTTTTTAGTAAATTTGAATATGAAACACAAATACTACCCATGTGTCTATTTTTAGAATAAATTTTGGTGTTAAAAACAAAATCTGTCATTCTTAAAATGACAGGTTCAAATTTTAGGTGCTCAGAAACCTTTTCAAAATTTTGAAAATCTGGAACTTCTGAAGCTTCGGAAAAACAAATTATATCTTCAAAATCCAATAATAGCTCAGAAAAAATATCAAATAAACTTTGGGAGTTTACTGATAACCAAGTGTCGTTATTGTCCGTTTCAATAATCGTAATTTTATCTATCCATTCAGAACAATTTTTTTTCAATCTATTAATTTCTGAAAAACTATTTGGTATTGTTATGATTATGTGATAAAGGTTCTTATAAACATTTTTTAGATGATGTTTGAGTATATCCAAATCTTCATTGAGATTAATTACCTCAACAATTTTATTTTTTTTTAATTGACTAATCATATTTGTTGAAATCAGTTTCTTTTTTCTTATACTTAAAATATAAAAATTTTTTCAAATGTCACTATCAAGATATTTTCTAAACGAACATCGTGGAACCATGAACCACCTGAATTATTATTATTTTACAGACGCTTTCACTAAAGATGAGCTGATAGAAATAAGAAGAATTGGTGATGCATTACCTAAAATGTCTGGCACGACTGTTGGAGATGATGAAGATGAGCACGTTTCAGATTACAGACAGAGTGAGATTGCGTGGATAGGAGATAACGATGATACAAGGTGGTTATTTGAAAAAATGGCAGACCTTTGTAAGATTGCAAATAAATATATGTGGAACTTTGATATATGGGGATATCAAGACGGATTTCAATACACTGTTTATTACGGAGATGGAGGTCACTATGATTGGCATGCAGATTTAGGTCCAGGTATATCTAACAGGAAAATATCTTGTGTTCTACAACTTTCTGACCCAGGTGAATATGAAGGTGGTGATTTACAAATGAACCCAGGGGGAAATATTTTGACAGTTCCAAAAGGTTTGGGAACTCTTTGTTTTTTTCCATCGTTTCTACTTCATCGAGTTACCCCATTAAATGGCGGTGTTAGGAAATCTTTAGTAAATTGGTTTTGTGGTGCAAATTTCAGATAATAAAGTTCCAAGAGAAGTCATTACAATAAAAGACTTTCATAGAGTTGCTAAAGAAAATGAATTTTTCATTTGGCATTTCTTACAAAAAAATCAATGTGCTGGATATCACGAATTATGTTCCTATTTTGATAATTACACAGGGGAAATGAGTGAAATCACTCACACAATAAAATACCTTTTTAACTCCATAGACATCCCTTACTTTGAATCCTACACAGAGGAAAGTGTGGATTTTTTACTTGATTTAGGTTTCAAAGAAAACTTCTTGTATCAAAGAAGTTCGAAGGATGGTTTGTATAAAACCAAAGAACAGAAATTTTCACCATTATTCATTGCTTTCAATCGTTTCATAATGGTTGGTTCTTCACCTCAGAAATGTTACTGCTCTGATTATTTGGTAGAATTAATAATGGAAATTAATCCAAAATTCATTTTAAATTCACATTTTGATTAGCGTTCAGTGTTGAAGAAAAACACTTGAAATAGTCTTCCGTCATACATATCTCTTCCGAAATAATCCAATGATACGTGGTAATTATCTGCACGGTACATAATCATTCTATTGAATACGTTACCAATTCTGTCGACCAAGTCCCACTTAGTCATATCCTGACAGTCGAAACCCGGAGGTGCTAACTCTTTGTATCCTGGTTCATTTTCTCTTTTATAGTCATAGTGCATCCATCCTGTTGCCTTATGTCTGAATATACCTGTTCCAGAGTTGAGAGGGGCATCAGGGGTTAGATAAAGAACAGCGGCCCAATCTGTTGTAGAATCTGCATGTATCCAAGACCTATCAGCCGCAACTGTGTATTGAAAAGAACCTGTATAATTATTTTCAGGGTCATCACTACCCCAATAAGTGATTTCACCCGCGAAAGGGTATAAAATGTCTCTTAATCTTTTTTTCAAAGCAGGATTGAGAAACGACTTGGTTCTTTGACCAGGATAGTTTCCACGAACTTTGAATTCTTGTTTAAGTGCAAAATCTCTGACCTCCATTGGGTTTTCATAAAAATCATCTATGGTAAGTGAATTGAATCTCATATCAATCTTTTTGATAAAACTAATGCAAAAATTCACGAAATCAAATTAAAATTTTTTTGACTTTTCATACATTTTATAATATTTCTATATAAATTAATTGAAATGGAAATCAAAGAGATAGTATCATATTTTTTAAATCCTGACTCCAATATGTTGGAGGTGTCTTTTAGAACTATTGTGGACAATGATGAAGTTTTGAGAACTGACAACATTGAAGGCTCGGTTATTGAAGATTATGGTTTTGATTTAGTCACAGAAAACTTCGATTTTTTTGACGACGAATTTGAAAACGATGAAGTCGAGGAAGAAAAAATTGAACTTGATGAAGATGAACTTATAACATTCTTGAATGAGTATTATACGGTTAACCCTCATTCATTACCAGCTGCGGATTTTTATTAGGGACCAACTCTTGTCCATACAAATGTAAGGACTTGTTTTTCACCAAATTTACCTCTTGCCCAACTACCTGTACTTTGGAGTTGTAAGGTCTCAATTCCATCTTCTTCAATATGAAAAGTTAGGGTTTTGGAACCTGTTTGATTTTCATAGTCGAATTGTAAATACCCGTGATTGTAGGTGGTGTTATTGAGAACTCTATAAAAGATAAAGTTTGGAGATGAACCATATTCCCAAATGTCATTTCCTGAGGAGCTAACACCTAAAAGATTCATTCTGAGCGTCGAGTAATCTAAGTGAATATAAAACCGATTTAAAACAATACTATCAAATGGTTTTGGTAAATTTGAATTCAAATAAACAGAGCCCGCTCGATAAAGTGAATCTTTTGAAACGTTTTGGTCAACAGAGGTAACATCCAAAAGGGTAAGTTTATATTTTCCACTAAGTGTTAAATCTGAAATAGGTAAAGCATACCTTTCACAAGAACTTAGTAGAATAATAAGTAAAGAGAAAATTAGGTGTCTCATTTGAAAAAAATAAAAAAACTATTTCATTTTTCAAAATAATTATAGGTATGAATCTTAATACTGATTTTCTTATAGATTTTTTTAGAAAATACACCACAACAGAAAAAAAAGAAATGGGGGAACAAGAGGACGCTGGTGGTGCCGGTGGTGGAAAAGGAAATAACCCGTCGAAATGGGCAGACACAGTAGGTGGACCGACAAGAGGTGTTGCCAACAGTTTACCAAAAAAGGGACAGTATTGGGCTTCAATACACGGAGGTCCTAAAAGAGGCGTTGCAAATAAGTTAGGAACTGCTTAATGAAAAAAAATATCCAAAATATCAGTAGAGGAGAAAATATTTCTTTTTTGACTCAAAGAAACTACTTCGGAGAAAAAAAAAGTCTATCAAAATTATTTGAACAGGGTGGATTTGGTGGTGTTGGTACCTCACCTGAACAAGTAAAAAAAATGGAAGACAAAATTACTCAATCTGAACTAGAGAAAACTAGACAGAATGACTTGAAATCATCTTTTGATGAAAGATTTGAAATTTATGATATTCCCTATCCAAACTCACACGATAATGATAAAACGATTATTTTACCAATTAAGAGTAGGGTTTCATTTTATGAAGGGGTTGAGGATTTGAGAAAAAGTTTTTTCAAGGGATGGGAAGGAACACAGTATGCCAATCAAATTCCAAAGGATTTCCAATTACCAAAAGTTCAACCTGGAACTTTGAGAACATTTGTCACCCCCGACGAAAAATGGTACAAATTAACTCTCGTCAGAAATGAAAATGGGTACTGGAAATTCGATTGGTTTTTTGATGAAAACAATCAACCATTTATACAACAAAATTACTTCGATGAGGAACTTCCAAAAATATACCTTAAGGAGGAGGAAACATGGTGGGATTTATGGAGTGGGTGGACATTAACCTTGTTATCGATTGCTGCGGCAGCTTTAATTCCTGGTATGCAAGGTTTATTATTATCTGCGGCAATAGATTTAGTTGTGGCAGGTAATGCTTTAGTAGAAGGAGACGGATTGGGTGCGATAATTTCAACCCTTTTAGCTTTTGCCCCTTTCCTTTCGTATTCAGTAAAAGGGTTGGGAAGATTTTCATCTCAGGAAGTTAAAGCTGTAAGTTCAAAATTTGCAAGAGCTGAGACTGAGGCGGAAGTGAAAGCAATTTACAAAAGGTTGAGTGATAAAGAAAAAATATTAGTCAGAGGAGTGATGTCTCAAGAGCCAAAACAGTTTTTAAAACTTCTTGATGAAAACATTTGGAAAGTTTATGAAGAGGGATTGAAAAGAGGTACATGGAATGCTAAAGATGTTGTTAATTCTGTGAACAAACTCATAAGTGAAAAAAAATTACCAATGCCTGAGCTGGCTAAATGGTGGCAAAAAAATCCAAATCTTACAAGATTTGGTATTGATTTAGGTACCACTGGTTTAATTCTTGCAGGTTCAACCCCTTTTGTACTGAAACAAGAATTAGAAAAAACTCTTTCGAAAACTAAAGAGATGATAAGCACTGGAGAAAAAAGGTCCTTGACTCCTGAAGAACTGAAAAATCTCAAAAACAACTTCTGGGAGGAAAATAATGAGTAAAAATAAAACTAACAACTGACCTTATATTTATAAAGAAAAGAAATGAAGAAAGTATTATTATCAGAGGTTAATAGAATTAACGAATTAATGGGATTATCTTTATTAAATGAAGCCACTGGCAACCCACTTTTGACAATAATAAAAAGACTCGGAGCGGGTTTGGAAAGAGAAATATTAGCAGTCACAGGAGAAGAACTTAGTAATCTTAGTGCTAAAGGAGTTTCGAAACTATTAGGTTCTAAAAGCCCTGCGTTGAAACCATTGATTATTTCAATATATCAAGAGTTGATTCCAGGTATGACCAAGGCAATGTTTAATGCTAAAACTTTCGATGAATTAGTTGATGAGTTAGCACTCCAAGGGGTTTCTACCAACAATATCAAAAGTTTAATGAAAAGAGCCGGTGAGGATTGGGGTGAACCAAGGGGAGGTTTTCCTGCTAACCCAAAACTCGGGACTTCCAAAACCAAACCAAAGCCAGTTGATGGACCGAAACCTCCCAAACCTCAAGAATTGACACCTACAAGTATGGATTTGGCAACTTTGATGGCGGAAGGGGCTTCAGCAGAGCAAGCTGTAGTTTCTTGGTTTTCAAAAAGATTAAAAACTCTTAATTTACCCAAAATTCCAGCCGACCAAGTGGATGATTTTTTAACAGAGGTTGTTGCTCAAGTAAAAGCAAAAATACCTCAAATAAGCAGATTGGAAGTAGACTCAAAAAGAATTTTGCAAGAGTTTCAAACTCTACCAAGAGAACAACAAAGGGAAATTTTAATAAAAGTCCAGAAAGAAATGTATAAAGGAGGGATTTGGTCTGATTTTGCAAATTCGTTCAAATTATTTGATAACCCTAATCTTAAACTTTATGGATACAAAGAAATAATGAAAAAAACTTTGGGGTTAAACATAGCTTTAACGATTTCTACAATAATCTCTGACGTAATCAGAGCTATATATGATTTCAAAGAAGATATTAATTGGAGAGGACACTTCGGATTGAATTGGTTCCCAGCGTTGTTGGCTAAATTAAGCGTGAATTTTGTTCCCTATTTCAACGTCGCGGCTAATTTTCTTTTATTTTTAGAATCAATAATTCAAGGTTTCATAGATTATGGACTTAGGAGTGGAAAAAAAGATGAAACAGATGGATTGGATAATCTGATGCAACAAGGAGGTTCTGGAAATAAGTAATAGTTCAAAATAATATGAATTGTGGCAATAGACTATAACATACAAAGAAATAAACTTTACACGACTTTGTTGTCAACGGAGACAAGTAAAGGGAACCCTTTTTTAGATAAAAAGTATTCATTTACTGATTTTTACAAAAGATTTTTTTCTGCGGACCAAGGTGTAAAAGATTTATACAATGCTTTGACCACAACAAAAAAAAAGTCAGGTGAATTTTTTTTAGACCCAAAAAAATACACTTTAGCAAATTTTTATTTTTCGTTTGGATGTGATTTGACATTTGCACCAAAGGAATTCTGTGAAGCTCAAAAATCCAAGTTTTCAGGAAATTATGTTGATGGGAAAGCCAAACTTTCAATTACAGACATATCAGGTAACTTGAGTTATATTTTAAAATCTGACAAAGATATTACAATTCCGGTCATTAATAAGAAAATCGACCCTGAAATCAAAGGAAACCTCACAAACAAAGTTGGTGATGTATACGTAGATAAAAAATCTTGGGGAGAAACTAGATTTAATTTTATAGATGACGGTAAAGGGAATATAATTCAGATAAATGTAGAGGTTGTTGCAAGTGCAATGAATAAAGAATTGAAATTAGCATCATATAATTTCACCAAAAATGACTCTGAGGTTAGTCCTGAGGAGGATAAAGAAAAGGAAGAAGATGGAGAGTGGACTTGGAGGGAGGTTCCAAAAGCCGCTTGGGAAGCACTCAAGAAAGCGGGTAAATGGGTTAAAGAAGAAGGTGGAAAGTTTTGGGCATATTTAAATGCTGAAGGTGAGGCAAGAGATGCTGAAGAAAATATTTGGGGTTGTATCAATAAATACAATGAAAATTGGGGTTATTATAAGTTACTTCGTGGTGGAACAGGTAGCGGACCTGATTATTTTTACGAGTTTAGCACTTATAAGATTGACGGGAAAAAAACAATATTTGTTTATTTTGAAGATGGTAAATTCGTTCTTAGAAGTTTTGATACGAACCAAGATATACCAGGTCAATCTGGTAAATGGAGTTGTCTTGAAGGTGGTGGATACAAATTAGATTATGATGATGGAAGGAAAGCTGTTTTCGGTATGAATGAAAAGGAATCGAAAATACAATCATCATCCGACCAACAAAGTAATCAACAATCAAATCAACCAATTGCCGCTTGTAAGAGCATGATTAGTTGTCCAAGTTTTGTTGATTATGTAAATAAAAACTTGGAATATAAAGTTTGTATGAAATGTCCTGAAATACAAAAATTTCAAAACAATCCAGTTTTAAAAGTAATTTATTTCAGAAAATTAAAAGAAAATAACCTTACTCAGAAAACTGATGAAGTTTTTGGACCAATAATGAAATCTGCAATAGAGGAATATCAAGAAATGAATGGAATTAGAAAAACAGGAAGTATTAATCATGATACTTTTATTGCACTTGAAAACGATAGTACTGGTAGAGGTTCTTAAACAGGATATTTATTTTATATAAAAAAAATATGATGATTAATAAAAAAAATATTTCAGAGCAAAATAATAATGACCCAAACGCGGAGTTTTTGAAAAGGGCTATTGAATTAGGTTGTTTCAGGCAATTTACAGAAGCTTTAGCACCAAAAGGTCTTAGAATAGACCCAAACCCTGTTCAAGAAAAAAATGGTGAGTTTGTATTGAAAGCCACAGGAAAAAAGTCAGGTAAAACTTATTATGTTCATGCAAGTCCTCAACGAATTGTTGATGCAACAAATCCCTCAGAATTTTTTGAATGGGATTGTCCAAGTCTTGGTAATAAATCTGAAAGAGTTCAGTCCGATATTGAAAGACTACGTTCAAGTAGAGAAGAACAAAGTGGTATAGATTGTGTAAATACTTTTAAAGAACTCTATGAAAACTATCTAGCTGTTAGTAAAGGTGGCGCTACCTTAGATACAACACTTGTTGATAGACTTAGAAGAAATGCTCAAGCATGTTTAATTAAACCAGAAATAAAAAGAAAGTTATTTTTGGGTAAAATACCAGGAATAAATCAAAGATTTGAAAAAATATTTAATGAATTGAAATCTATCAATCCTGCGGACACACGATTGAAATTTTTTAGATTGGTTGAAAGTGATGGAATATCTAAATTGATAAAAAAATCATTGATGGAGTTCAAACAGATAAAAGAAAACAAAGAAATTGAAAAGAAAATTTTTGAGTCAAGAATTAATATGGTATTTGAGGGTTTTGATAAATTTGAAAATCTCAGTTCACAAAAAAAAGTTAAGACTGGTTTCAAAACCCTCAGGGAAATTCATGAAATTCAGAAATCCACGTTGGTTACCGAAACATTGGGTAGTTTGTTTAAGGGTATTTACGGAAAATCTTTTGAGTCATCAATAGGTTCAATTTCAGAACCATTATTCAATATGATTTTTACAAAAATTTCATTGGACGAAGATTTGAAAGGTAAAATTATAGATAATTTACAATCGAAGACAGAACAATTGATTGCTAGTATGGATAGTTGTTTTGATTTATCAAAGTTTTTGACTGACATCATCACTGAAGAGTATGTAAAAAAATTGGACAATGAAAAACAATCTGGTATGAATGTTTTACAATCCGCTTTAATGAATGCTGTAGATGACGAAATGTTCAGAAAAAATTTACAAACAAAAATAGAATCAGAAGTTTGTAAGCTTTATGAAAAATTCACAGAAAATGCAAAAAATTTGATGGTTAGAATGAACGCACTTTAATCATCAATATAAAAGAAAAGAGCAAAAAGGGGGTGTTCTAAAATCTAAAAAAAAGAAGGGTTATCTACCCTTCTTTTTTGTTTTGACTACCTCATCAATTATTCCGTACTCTACGGATTCTTCTGCAGTTAACCAGAAATCCCTTGAGGCGTCTTCTGTGACCTGTTCAGACGTTTTTCCACAGAAGTCACCTAACAACTCGAATAAAATTTTATTCGTTTTTTCCCACTCTATAAAGTTTATACGAGCGTCTTGGATATTTCCACCGGCACCACCTGAAGTTTGATGTAACATTGTTTTTGAAAATCTCAAAGAAGAACGTTTCCCTTTTGTACCTGCACCCAAAAGAACTGAACCCATAGATGCTGCCATACCCGTGTTTACTGTTCTGATGTCACATGAAATATATTGCATTACGTCAACCATAGAGAGACCTGATTTAACACTACCTCCAGGAGAATCAATATGCATGGTTATATCTGACTTATCAGAAGAGTCCAAAAACATTAATTGAGCTTGTACAATTGTGGACATACGGTCATCAACAGGTCCTGCAACCCATAAAAGTCGGTCTCTCATCAAACGAGAGAAAATGTCCATTTGAGTAACACGTAATTCTCTTTCTTCTAAGATGTAGGGTGTCATTGAAGATTCAATCTTCAAACCTTCATAATGTAAATCGAGAGAGTTTTTACCGAGGTGTTTAACGTAGTAATTCTGAAATTCTTTTCCAATTTCCATATTTGTGATTTTTCACAAAAATAGAAATTATTTATGACAATCCCAAAATATCATCAGCAATTTCTTGAGACGAAAGTTCGGTCCATTTTCTCGGGTGTTGATAAGACCAAAAAGTCTTCCAATTACCAAACCAAATTAAATCTTTTTTTCGAGGGTCTAAAGTTCTATAGTCAGTGCTGTCTTTTGGAAATCTTCCGATGTTATACGTTTTATATACATCTATGTATGGAATGTTATAGTAAGTGATAAAAGATTTATTTATATCATCGAAAGGAGTTTCTACAATTGGAGTACAACCATGGATTCTAACATATTCTTGAACTCTTTTCACCCAAAGTTTGCATTCCTCATAACTTTCGGTTTTCAAAATGAATCGAACTAATTTACCGTAATCATTGAATCGGTGTGAAAAAATCCTGTTCATACCGTGTTCAGGGACATACTTGTATATAAGAATTTCCCAATCACCATAAAATTCTATAGGTAGTTTGAAATATGGACAAAAAGATTTTTTAGGAGATATAGGATAAGACTCCACTGTGTAAGGAGTTTCATCATTTTTTAGATATTCTTTTACTTCGACGTAGTAAGATTCGTCAGGACCTGACATTCTAACAAGAACCCCTTTATCAAAATTATAAATTATACGTTCATTATTCAGTGCTATATACATAATCCTCTATGACTAATTTATCAATTATTTTTTTATTTAGAGCTCTGAAGGCTTGATTTGGATTTTCAATAATAGGTTCGTTGTGAGAATTAAAAGATGTATTCAATAAAACAGGAATTCCTGACAATTTATAATACTCGTTCAAAATTTCCCAAAACTTAGGTAAATTGTCTTTAACGACAATTTGTGGTCTCGCAGTTTTATCAGATTTTTGAATTACGGCAGGAATTTTATTTATCCATTCCTCTTTTGTTGAATAACATAAAGTCATAAACTCTGATGTATATTTCGATTTCGAACAGGTGAAAATTTCATCAAATTTTTCTTCCAAAACAATTGGTGCGAAAGGCATTGTTTCATATCTATTTAACCTTTGATTCAAAATACCGTGAGTCCCTACATCTGTTGGACGCACTAAAATGCTTCTTGCACCTAAAGCTCTTGGTCCGTGTTCAGAACCTCCTTGAAACCACCCAATTATTTTACCTTCATTTAAATCTTTTGCAATTTCTTCAGCACTATATTTTGACTTTGAGAAATTATAATTTTTCGATATCTCTGAAATTTTGTCATTGCTATAGGAAGGTCCCAGTAAAACATTTTTTAATTTTTTGGGTTTTGGCCACTCTCCAAGCTCATGAGATTTTTTTATACACGCGCCAAGTGCTAGTCCTTCATCACCCATAGGAGGCATTACGTAAATTTCTTCAACCCAACCCAATTCGTTAATCTGTTGGTTAAGTTTAACGTTGGCGAATAAGCCTCCGGCAAAACAAAGTTTTTTATATTCAGGATAAAGTGAATGCAAGTCTTCAACAAACTTTATCATCAAATCATTGGTAAGTTTTTGTAAGTTGAAACAATATATTTCTCTCTTCTCTTTTGTAGAAAAATATCCGTCCTTGAACATCATGTCACAAACAAATTTTGTTTTCCATGCTGTTGTTGTCGGGTAAAAACTTAAATTTTTATAATTGATTAGGGAATTCAAAATCTTATAGATTTTTTCGTCATAATGACCGTCCGCAGCCATTCCCATTAATTTTCCCTCATCTTTACACATTCTCCATATTCCTTCATTATATGCGTCATAACCCATAATTGAAGAGGTACTAAAACCCCACAGATGAGACAAACTTCCACATGAATTATATGGATACTGTCTCAACAGTTGCATTTTTCCATCTTCACATAAATAAATTTTCATTACAGTATTCTCACCACCTCCATCGTATGTTATAGTAATTACTTTACCTGACATACCACTCGTAAAATATGCACCATATGCATGAGCGTCATGATGAGAACAATTTTCATAATCTAAATGTGTAATTTCTTCAACATATTTTTGACTTACGGGTGCGACAAAAACTCTATAATCTGAGTTATCAACTTTATAACCTGTAGTCTCTTCGATTTTTCTTGTACAAAGGAGTGCAGATGTTTCATGAACATCTCCGGCTTTCTTTCTTGACATTCGTTCTTCTTCCAAAGCCGAGATTATTTCACCGTCTTTTACAACCGCACAGCAACCACTGTGTGAGCCACAGTAGAAACCAAAAATAGTACTCATGTTGGTCGTTTAATTAAAAAATTATTTATGACTAAATAATCTAACTTTCTATTGAGAGTTGTTCCAATGGCATCAGAAGGAGATTCAATTATTGGTTCTGATGGTCCATTAAAACTTGTATTCAAAAGTACTGGAACACCTGTTTTTTTATAAAAACTATTTATTAATTCGTAGAATTTTGGGTTCGAGTCTTTTGTAACAGATTGATGTCTTGCAGAATTGTCCACATGAACAACAGATGGAATTTTTTCTCTCCACTCTTTTTTTACTTCCGTTGTTACAAGCATGAATGGTGAGTATACTGATGATTCAAAAATTTCAGATTGATGCTCAAATAAAACTGCTGGTGCAAAAGGTCTATACCATTCTCTTCCTTTTATGTCTGAGTTGATATGTCCAATCATCCATTTCGAGGTTGGGGATGCAATGATAGACCTATTACCTAAAGCTCTAGGACCAATTTCGGAACCTCCCTGAAACCAACCGATAACCCTATTTTGAGTTAACCAATGAGAAACCTCTTCAATAAGTTCTGAAAAATTTTCAAACTCTCTGAATTCAAGTTCGGGATGATTGTTGAGTGCCAATAATATTTCACCTCTTTCGTAAGATTTTCCGAAATACGGACTAATCAATGATGTCTCAGTTATATCAGTAATTTGTTGAAATCCATACCAAGCACAACCAAGAGGAATTCCCGAGTCATCCGCAGGAGGTAAAAAAAAACAATTTTCATACAATCCTGATTCTAAAATTAATTGATTAGAGTTACAGTTCAAAAAGGAACCACCAGCAACACAAACATTTTTGGAATTAGTAAATTTCTTTGCCAATTTTGCTAATATCAAAGAAGCTTTTTCTTGTGCTCTTTGATACATACCAGCAACACAAGCCCTTGAGAAAAAATCAGATTTCCAAGTTACTTTCGGGTATATAAAATTGTTATAAAATTTGAGGTCATCCTCCAATTCCTCTACAAAACATGGTCCTTCATCAACAATTGTTTTGTCTGCATAAGATGCAAGACCCATCAATTTTCCAGCACTCCAAGTATGAGATTTTTCTTCATAAACCAATTGTAAAGTTGCTTCAGCGTAAACAGTTCCTAATGAGACGTCTTCATTCGTTGCCCAAGGTACTGGAAACTTAATCCATTTTTTATAAATCTCGTCGTAAGAATTTTTCTTGAAATGATAAATTGATATACCTTCCGCCCAATCTTGATTTGTATCCAATGACCATTTTTTTGGGTCGTACCATTCATGGGTCGTGTTTTTATAAGATATTATACTTCCTGATGCGTCCGCTACGATGACCGCGGCTTCATCCAAACCCGAACTAAAAAAACTTGAATATGCATGAGCCAAATGGTGCGGAATGAATAATAAACTTTCTCTTTTTACATTCGGAAAAACTCTGAAAAATTTAATAGGTGCGTCATCAATTGTCTCTGTAGTTGAATAGACCCAAAGACTAATATCCTGATGTGAAATACCAAGTGCATTCAAACAATAATTTATTGACTCAACAGGGATAAGTCCACCCTGATAAGCACCGTCATGTTTGATGCGTGACAAACGTTCTTGAGTAATACCCACAAGAACTTTACCATTTTCAATTATTACCGCACCTTTATCATGACCTACTGAGAAGCCTAATACTTTCATTTTTGAATTTTTTAATTTTGTTGTTCAGGAACGTCTGTATCCAAAAGCACTGCAGTTCCCTCTACCAAATCATCGTCACACTTATATATGTGAACTCTGTCGTTAAATTTAAAAACAACGACTTTTTGAATCATTTCATGAACTTTCGATTCTTGGGGGACATCAACGATAATTCCTTGTTTATCTTGAAGTATGAACCCCAAAGCTTTTGCGAAAATGATGGACGCATCAAGAGCGTCTTGTAAATCTATTTTATTTTCCATTTTTATTCTGTTTCATCTGCGATTATGTCGTTAAATTCCGACGCGGCAATTGGATATCTTTCCTCAAAAATTTCATACGCCCTTTCCCTTCTGAATAATTCAATTTCTTTTTGAAACAACTCATCGTGTAAGGTGTCTATTTTATTCTGGAGATATTCATTTTGATTTTTTAATTTGTTCAATTCAATGGCCATTTGATGGTACTTTGTAAGTTTAGAGTTTAACATCATTAATACCCCAAGAAAACTTAGACAAATAACAACAAAAGCAATTCTTAAACTTTTATCGGAAATCATAAGATTAATTTTAATAAAACTTTTTAATAAACAAATGAATTTTGAAAATCATTCCATATTTTGGAAAGGGTATGATTTTCATTCACTAATGTTGGTGCAAAGGGTCTATGCCTCATTCTCATTCTTGCTTCTTCAGGAGTTCTATCAGCTTTTCTCAAATTGCATTTTTGACAAGATGTAACGAGGTTTGTCCAATTATTTGTTCCACCTCTCGATTTGGGTACAACGTGGTCCAAAGTCAAATCCTTGGAGGAACCACAATATACACATTCATAACCATCTCTTTTATATATTCTGTTTCTGTTTGCCCGTAGTTGACGAGTGTAGTGTCTGATGTATCTCAATAACCGAATAATTACTGGACGCACATAAGTTTTGTATCCTGAAACAATTGGATTTTCATCGGATTTAACAATTTCCGCTTTTCCTTTGTCCACAAGAATGAAACCACGTTGAACCGAAGTGACGTTCAAAGGGGTATAATCATAGTTCAAAACAAGCACGTGACTCATACAAAAAATTTTTACAAAAATAAGTTGTTAATGTCAAAAAAACAAAAAAGGGTCAGTAATTTCCGACCCTTGTATATTTGAAGTTTTAATAGTTGTTTATGGCTCGAGATTTTCCACGTCTCAACATGCCGACTTTCTCATTTATCATTTTAGATTCCAAAAGACAATTATTTTGGTCCTGTTTCATATTCATAAATATTACATAACCAAACATATTTATAAATAAAATTGGATGAAGTTTTTACTTTTTTATAGTGATTTGTTGTCGGAAGCGAGAATGATGGGGAACGAAAAGTTTGATTGGGTTGCTTCTAACATGGGAAATTGGTTATTTGACGAATTATTTGCAAATCCTGATAAAATCCAATCATTACCTAACATGGACCAATTTTCTACGTGGGTATGTTCAAAAATCAAAAAAACACCAACTTCTACTGACCTAGTCGACAATTTAGATTTGATGGAAACATTTCTTCATAGACTTGACCCGAAAGAATCTTCTGCCTTCATTAAATCTGTAATTTCAACTTTTCCAGTAATCTTGAATAAAATCACAAGATATGGAAAACCTGAAGTTATGGGAAAAAGAGGAAGACCAATGGGTTCAAAAAACAAACCTAAACCTGATATGTTGGGTGTAGACATATTAAAAACCGTAAGACCTGTCAAAACAACCACTCAAATTCCACAAGAACCTCAACCTGAAGTGGAACCAAAAAGAAGAGGTAGACCAAAACAATATGATGACGACCTTACAGCAATTGAAAGAAGTAAGTTTAGAAGAGAGGGTCCCGCAATGATACAAAGTTTGGAAGCAAAGGCTCAATCACTTGATAATGAAGTGACATTCATAATTCAAAGAATTAAAAAAATTATGGGTGATATTGAGAAAAGAAAAAAGTTTTTCGGTATATCTTAAATTTTTAATAATTTAGCTTTATATTTCAATGTTCGGGAAATAGTACAGTCCGGTAGTATGCTTGGTTTGGGACCAAGAGGTCGTAGGTTCGAATCCTGCTTTCCCGACAAACGTCTTCTTAGCTCAGTCGGTTAGAGCGAGTGACTGTTAATCACTAGGTCCTTGGTTCGAGCCCAAGAGAGGACGCCACAAGCGGAAGTAGCTCATTTGGTAGAGCACGACCTTGCCAAGGTCGGGGTGGCCAGTTCGAGCCTGGTCTTCCGCTCACTTTTTGTCGGACAACCATATATTTATAATATAAAGTGGTTGTCCGATGAGAAACAGAGAAAAAAAAGAAAAAGAATGTTTATACTGTGGTAAACTAATTCCTAATAGGAATGAATATTGTAACAATAAGTGTCAGAATGATTACCAAGTAAAACTAAAATTAGATGAATGGTTAATTGGAAAAAATATTTCTAGTAAAGGAGGAACATCAGTACCTCCTTGGATGAGAAGGTATCTTTTAACCGAGTCTAATTATAAGTGTTCTTGTTGTGGATGGGGAGAAGAAAATAAATTTTCAGGATTAATTCCCTTGGAAATTGACCATTTAGATGGAAATGCATACAATAATCAAAAAGAAAATTTGAAAGTTGTGTGTCCAAACTGTCATTCTTTAACTAAGACTTATAAAAATATAGGTAGTAGAAAATCGGCAAGAACATATAGAAAATAAGCCTCCTTAGCTCAACAGGTAGAGCAACACTTTTGTAAAGTGAAGGTTGTTGGTTCGATTCCGACAGGAGGCTCAAATTTATTTTTATGGGAATACTAACTTGTTATTATTTAATCTGTTTGATTTATTGTATTTTTATGTTCATCAAAAATTGGTCTCGAGATTCTAGAGAGGGAGGATTGGGAATTAGTCCAGGTTTAGATACATTAGCAATTTTGATTATGTGTTGGGCTTTAGCCCCTGTAGACATCTATCTCAAATGGGAGAAGTTATATCGTGAAGCTGAAGAGGCTAGAAGAAGAAATAACAAAATTTTATAAATGGCACATCCAAACTTACACGCAAAATCTTCGGCAAAGAAATTCGGAGGAAAACCTGAAGATTATATTCATCTTCACGAGTGGTTAGACGAAACAAAGAGTTGGATTGGAGACTCTCTTCATCGAGCCTTCAGACATCACAGTGAAGGTATTTTTGAAATGGAACAAAAATTTGGTACGGAGTTTGTCAACAGTGATGGAAAAGTCGTTTATACGAGATATGTTGGAGAACAACACGTAAAAGAGGACTGTAACGATTATATTCCTTCAGCAAAAGAATGGATTATAAACATAGGAAATGGAACTAGACCAAAGTGGATGTTGAAAACAATTAACTTAGAGTTTCAAGATTGATATTTATTTACTAAAGGTTCGAAATGGAAAAATTACTAACTCCCGAAGATAAAAAAGTTCTGAATTTAATTTCAAACTATATAAGGTCCAATGGTTTAAGAGAGGGTCAAATCGAAATTGATATGGACTACGGCGATTTGGATATTGAACGTATAAAGAATGTCACAATTTTTTCAAATTCCTACAATGTAGAAATACCTGAAGAATTAATCGAAATATGTTATAAAATTCTGAAACATATTGATGAGAACCAAGGTTTGGATGTCGATGTGGACGATTTAAATTATGAAAGGTTGGAGATTGAATTAGATACTTTAGAAAAAACAATCACAGTTTCACATTTTATTTCCTATTTTGAGCAATCTGACAGCGACTATACCGAGTGGAGTGAAGAGGATTATAAAGATTTGGATGAAAACCCAATCACCAAAATGTTCAATGAATTGGAAAACGAACCAGACATAATTCCGGTCGATGGTCAATTACAACTCAGATATAATGGTTCTGGTGATAGTGGTTACCTTGAAGATTATTTTGAATCTGGAGGTGCGGCCCCTGCAAGTGTATCTGATTGGTGTTATCAGCAATTAGAAAGTCTTCATGGTGGATGGGAAATTAACGAAGGTTCACAAGGATATTTTAATTTCGATGTGAATAATAAAACAGTTGAATTGAGTCACACAATGAATAATGAAGAATCGGAAACAAAAACTTTGTATGAGGAAAAATTTTAAACTATGGAAAGAATGTTTTCACCCGTAAGTTTGATTTCGATTACTCATGAATTGAAAGAAAGAGCATTAGAAATTCAATACATTGGAGATATGTCTGATTTAGGAAATGAGATTGGACTATGTGTTTCTAAATATTATGAAAATATGAATGAAAACGAAATAGAACTTTTTATTCAAGGATTCAGACATGGAGCAAAAATCCCCAAAAAAACCGATTGACAATTTATTAAAAAAGAATATATTTATTGTAGATGAAAACCACGAACTATCATATAGAGATTAGTCAACAACAAGAGATTTGTTGGGAGACTAACCTATGCGTAGTTCGGTAAAGAATAAACTCCTGAAGAGTTATATATACAGCCTCGGACTACGAAAGTGGTTCGGGGCTTTTTTATTTTCAGAAGTTTTTGGTTTTTTACAAAGTTGGTTGTAATTTTGTCCCACGCTCGGTTCGACTAGTGGTTAGGTCACCACCCTTTCACGGTGGTTGCACGGGTTCGAATCCCGTACCGAGTACATTAGGGTCGGTTGGCCGAGTGGTTTAGGTGTTTGTCTGCAAAACAAACTACACAGGTTCGATTCCTGTACCGACCTCAACATGGTGGTTGTGGCCTAATGGTAGGGCGGAAGTTTGTGGCACTTCATGTGAGAGTTCGATTCTCTCCAATCACACAATATGGATGTGTAGCTCAGTTGGTTTAGAGCGTTTGTCTGATACGCAAGAGGTCGGTGGTTCGAGACCACTCACATCCACATGAGACGAAAAATTGTTTTTATTGATGTAGATGGACCTTTAGCTTGGGCTACGTGGGGTGATGGAAGAGTTACGCTCAATGAGGCTTCCAAAACCTTCACTATCCCATACCCTTGGGTTGAAGAAGATTGTTTTGCCTTACAGAAAATTTGTAATGAAACAAATGCTTCTTTGGTTGTAAGTTCAGATTGGAAAAAACATTTTAGTATTATACAATTGAAAAGAATTTTTCAATACTACGGTGTAACCGCTCCAATTGTAGATATTACCACCCATCAAGACCTGTGGAATAAACTCAGTAGACCATCAATAGACTGGGAAAGAGCCGCGGAAGTTGTAAAATGGGCGAAAGACAATAAGATTTCGAATTGGATTGCAATTGACGATTTGAATCTGAAAAAAGAATTCAAATGGATGAGAATACCGCAGTGGAGACATGTACAGGTTGATGGAGATTGGGGTCAAGGGGGTAGACTCAGAGATAAAATTGACGAATGTATTAAAAAACTTGAAAGATGAAAATAGATAGAAAAAGATTATCTTGGTTTTTAAAAAATATTAGGGTTGATAATCCTGGAGAACTTACAGATGAAGTTCTTGTTGATAAACTCGCAAACTATATGGAAGTAAATCCTGACTTCGTTGATATTCATGGTGTTAGTCACCCTGGTCGTTTTAGTTATAGTACTGTTGGATACGGTATTTTCTCTCTTCTCGGAGAAAGGTATAGAATGGGAAGAGTTGAAATTTTTGACCGACAGGAGGACACAGGATATGCTGTGAGCGAAGGAGCTTATTGTATGCCGCATATCGCCGCTAATCAATTTGAAGATTTTATTGAATCTTTGGAGACAGACCTTCCAATAAACATTGAAATCGGTTCCCACAAATGGTGCGAATATGAATGTGCAAAAGACCTCGGATTTGAAAACGTGGAAGAAATGAGAAACCCTGAAAAAGTGAAAGAATATCGTCGTAAAAAAAACGATGAATATGCGCAAGAACGAGGATATAAAGATTTTGATGATTTATTGAAAAACAGTAAATTTGGAAATCTTTTGGTAAAATGATTACCCGCGTGTGTAGCTCAATTGGTAGAGTACTGGCTTCCAAACCCAGTTGTTTTAGGTTCGAGTCCTAACACACGTGCTAATAGGTTGATTGGGGAAGGGATATACGTTAACCTGATGATGGAGGTGGTATATTCGGAGTTGGAATCATCATAGTAATGCCAATCATAAAAGGAGTTGTCCACGCGACCATCTTCTCCTTTCCTAATTGGACCCCTAGCTCAGCAGGTTAGAGCAACTGACTCATAATCAGTAGGTCCACGGTTCGAGCCCGTGGGGGTCCACAAGGTCTGTCTCTGTTTAGGTTCTTGGATATTTATTAATAAATTATTAATCATGTCAAGAAATAAAATTTCCTCCGAAGAAAAAGAGTTCATAATCGAAAGTCACATGAGGGCTGGTTATAACACATTTGATTGGTCAGTAATCGAAGAAGATGTTGACCCTGAATTCGAAATGACTGAAAGAAAAATGGAGAGTGTTGAAGATTTGGAAAAACAAATTAAAGAACTTGAGAAAAAAATTGAGGAACTCAAAGCGAAAAAATCAAAGAAAAAAGAAACCAAAGAAGACGAGTTTAATAGTTTAGTCGATGCGGATATTGATGTAGAGGACGAAAGAGATTCCTTGGAACAATCTTAACCTAAGTTTCCTGGTGTAATTACAATTATTTGACCAACATACATGTTTTCAGGTGAAATCGGCACTTCAGTGAAATCGAACCAACACCTTGTAAAATCAACTTTGTTTACAACTCTCATATCTTCTAAGAAAGGGTCCAAAATAAATAAGTTTTTGTCGTCATACCCAATCACAACGGAAGAGTGTCCTTCAGGTGGGTCCCCACAGAACCAATCTACAACAACAGGGATTTCACTATCGATATAACTAATTATTTCGTCAATTGTAGAATTATTTTTCAAAAATACATTGAAACCCAAGGTTTCTGCAGCACAGACCATATCTTCACTCTTACATCCCATTTCGTAAGTGTGGTCACAGATTTGGGCGATTGATGCTTCATCATAAAACTTTCCGTAGTAAGCAAAAATCATTCTAAGAGAAGCTGGCCCACAAGTACTATCATCTGATTGCAAATAGTGAGGAACATCCAAAATTTTGGATTTACCCTCCATTTCATTGATAATTTTTTTCACCAAAGAAATTAATTCAACCTCAGACAATAAAATTCTTTTCTGCATATCCAATAAATATATTAATTTTACACTTTGAATATTTAAGTTATGACAATTGGATTAGTTGGAAGTTTGATGTTAACGTTCTGTGGTGTACCAGAGCTAATAAGAACCCTTAAAAATGGACGATGTGATTTAGGTTGGGGGTTTCTATTAATGTGGTTCATCGGAGAGGTTCTGTGTACATTATATGGTTTTGATTTGAACGAGGTCCCTCTTATCATCAATTATACCTTTAATTTATTAGTTTCGGGTATTATGGTCTATTACAAGATACAAGGAGAGTTGCCTGAGCGGTTAAAGGAGCAGTTTGCTAAATTGTGGTCGAGTAATTGACCCATTGGTTTGAATCCAATACTCTCCGCATGTTGACTCTTTCAAAACCTTTTGGTATATTTATCAATAATACGTTTTTAAAACATTAACCTAAAACAAAAAAAAATGAAAAAAATTTTCGCTTTGATGTTATTGGCATCTACAATGGTTGCTTGTAACGGAAACGGTGAGTCTGCTGAAGTAAAAGCTGATTCTGCTGTGGTTGCTGTTGATTCTACAGTTGTTGCTGATTCTGCAGTTGTTGTAGATTCTGCAAAAGTTGAAGCTCCAGCTGAAGTAAAGTAATTCAGTTCTTCTGAGAGTTAAAAAAACCCATCAAATGATGGGTTTTTTTATTTTATAAGTTGTTTGATTCTTTTAACTTCTTCCGCAAAGGGACCCAAAATACTCTTTTGAAATAATTTTTGGACCTCAGCGGTATCCAAATTTTTTAAATATTCATCAAAAGAAAGTGGAGATTTTGTACTCAATTTTGATACAATTTGTTTAACATCTTCAGTATCCGTTCCATTTTCAACTGAATTTGTTTCACCTTCAATAAAATCTTTATTGATAAATTTAATAGGGTCTACCAATTCATTATTTTTTTTCAAGGCAAAATGAAGGTGTGGACCTGATGTTTTCCCTGCTCCTGGCTCACCAACTTTTCCACCACTCAATCCAACAACTTGACCTTGTTTGACCTTATCGCCCTGTCTCACGTCAATTCTACTAAGGTGACAAAATCTACTCCAAAACCCGTTTTTGTAGTCTATATCGATTGTAGCCCCACACAAAGGATTAAAGTTGAAGTCAGCTAGAACAACTTCACCATCCATGGGTGCTAAGACCTTGGTTCCCACAGGAACAGGAATGTCCATACCAGGATGTACTTCATAATCTCTTTTTTCTCCAAAATTTGATTTTAATCCCGAGGGAATTGGAACCGGTTCTAAGATACTCACTTCTGAAATTATTTTTTTCATTGTATAATAAAGATAAATATTTTCAAAAGTGGAAAACCATTTTTATTTCGGTTTTGTGTAACTAAGTCTTTTTCCTTTCTTTTTTTCAGAAGGAGTGGGTAAAGGTTTTTTAGGTTCATTGGTGGTTTCGAATGTTTCCTTTTTGGGGTTTTTTTTCTGATTTGGTACTAAACCAAATTTAATAAACTTGTACCAAATTCTTTCGTGAATGTAATATTGTGCGGGTTTGTAAATTAATTCTACAACTCCAAATGCGGCTCCTAATTTAATGGAACCAGTTGCCCACCACATAGCTAAAAAACCAATTGTGGTACTTAAAATTCTATAACTTATGGTTTTTGCAAGGTGTCTCTTATAAGATACTTTAAATTGATTCATACGAACTAATAAATAGTGGTATCTCTATATCTTGTAAACCTTGGTCTCTGATGAAATTAATTCCCCAAGCCCTCGGTAAATCTGGCATTTCAGGGTCTTTGTCGTTTAATACTACACGAGTACCACGACCTATACCCATAATTATTTGATGGTATTTTACCCCTAACTTTTCTAATTCTTGTTTTGTGAAAAGTTCATATTGAGGGGGTCGAGCCGTTGTGATTACAATGTGAGCCCCTTCGTCATATGATTTATTTAAATAATCAATTACGTCTTGTATAGGGGTGAGGACCGAAGTAGACAATTCGCTGAATTTTCTATATTTTACAATAGTACCATCAATATCCACAAAAAATGTGGGGTTTTTTGTTATTTTTTCCATGGAGCAGAAGACGAGGGTCGAACCCGCTACCTACAGCTTGGAAGGCTGTCGCTCTACCAAATGAGCTACTTCTGCTTAAAGATGGTCAGAAGTTGGTGGAATTAATACCTCGGAGTCGACTTCCTTTCACCGCTGCAGACGGTTACACCAACGTGACCACCGACTCTTCAAAAAGAAATGTTGTCGTTATGTTGTTCCCAATTATGACTATCAGGATACTGTTTATGAGTAACGTTAGTCATAATTGTTTTTTTCGAAAATAACTTATTCATTTTCGAAATTATTCTTGTTAAGATGTTTGATAGATATTTCATTGTTTTTCCAACTTTTCCAAATGTCAAAATCTTTTAAGTCTTCTAAAGTTTTTTCGTGAACTAATATGAAACCCTCAGGTGCACACCCCTCAAATTTACGAACAAGACCATCTTCTTCCAATATTTTTTTTATATCAATCATTTTCCGATGGCGTCTTTGTCAGATATAACAAAATTATCAAAATTCTCAACATATGCTTCAACAACCTCTTTAACTTTTGGAACTTTATTCCAAACTACACTTTTTTCAGACTGTTGATTGTAAACATCATCAATCATGTAAACCACTAATGTGTTTGGTTCCAAAGTCAAAAAACCGTGGGCTTTGTTGTTTGGGATTAAAACCGCTTTATCATTATCTAATATTGCAAAATCAACTTCTTGAGTTTCTAAGTCTAACATGAAATCTACAATTTTCCCTCTGATTACTTTTACGTATTTTGTTTGGGGATTTTCAGTTTGATAGTGAAGTCCACGGAAGGTGAATGGTTTTTCATTGACGCTCACTGAACACTGAATCCAATTTTTATCTAATAAATTGGTATCTATGGGCGTATAAGAACCTCTATGGTCTGTGAAAGTTGGATGAGCAATTATCTCCATAAATCATTTTTTTCCGTGTGGTTTAGGTTTTCCAAATTTGTCCAAATGTACAAAAACTATTTTATCAATCCTAATAATTGAAACTTTCGTTTTTTTATTTCTTACATCACAACTAAAGGTGATTGAAGTATTACCTACCTCAACAAGTTCCATTCCTAATTCAATCACGTCACCAACTTTTGCCGAAGATACAAAGTTTATTTCTGACATTGCTTTAGTAACAATATTAGGGTTGTCCAATTGACATATTGCAAAAATTGCGGATTCTTCATCAATCCACTCCAAAACCCTACCTCCAAACAATGTACCTCTGGAATTTAGGTCTCCGGGTTTAATCAACTTTCTCGTTCTATAATTCATTGATAAAGTATTTATCTATGAATATAAGTCTTAGGACCTAAACATTAAATAGTAATAAATGGCAGATGGTGAGAAAAATAAGCACTTGGAAAAGTGCGTTACAAGACAACCTTTCACAGGTTTTTTTAATGTTGGCATTGTTTTTCAATCCATTTGGGTTCGATGCCGTTCAATATTCCCTCATATTACTGACAGGAAGTTTATGGAAAGCGAACTTCGTTTTGTATTGTATTGCGGGGCTATTTTTTGGTTTGTATATCTACTTTCGAAAGTTATCTAAAGAGCTCTGAGTTCTCCTTTCTTGAATGCGTCAAAATTTGGACCTTTAATTAAAAAATAATCGCGACCAACTTTTCTGTAGTCTAAAATTCCTGCCATCTTTGCTGAGGCGAAAAACGATGAATATTGGCCCCTCAAGTCTCCAGACTTGTAAAGATGTTTACTGTTGGGTCTTTTATATCTTATTTTCCCATCTTGATTTATTTTTTGAAAAACCCCTATGTCTGTTAAAAAATCTAATTTTGTTCCAGAGGTATCTGCGTCTTCGTCATCTAACCAATCTACAAGTTTTTTAATAAGACCTTTGTTCTTACCAAAAGTATAACCATAACTTACTCTAGGTTTCCATACAGGACCTGTAATCCCTTTAACATATTTTTCAAAATTTTGGTCTTCACGAATTTTCTTATAAACTCTATCAAGTACAAAATTATCAAAAGACGTTCTTGATACGTCCGTCAAAGTTAAAGTAAGGTCAAAACCCCAACCTTCCCAAAGTTTGAAATCGTATTTTGGTTCTTCGTCAAATTCTTCACTGAAACCTACTGAAGCACTCCACTTATTGTTAGCTCTCGGAGAGTAATTTACAAAAACATCATACTCATCGAGTATTTCATCGTTTAAATAAATTTTCAGATTACCCATCGCCTTTCCTGGCATATCGGAGATTAAATCATAACCTGTAATTACGAGTTTCAAGTCTTGATTTGCTACATTGTGAAAATTTTCGTGAATGTCAAAAGATTGGTCTTTGACTGCAAAAATTTTATCTAAATCCTTTGTGGCAACTTTCTTTTTTTCTTCATCATGTTCTGAAATCGCTTCATATAGTTCTGGAAAATATTCTTTGAAAAGTTCGATGGAACTATCGGTCATAGGTCGGTCTTTCGCATCCCACCATTTTTCACCGCTTGAACTAATGTGCACCGCAACTTTATAATGTGGTTCAGTTTGGTTTCCTTTTTTTCTGATGATATAATAGAGCCCTTGATTCCCGCTCGTGTATCTCTGAAAATGGTCTGCTCCTTTAACTGTCGTACACCATTTTGTTCCTGAACCATATTTACAAGAGGCTTCTATTGTTTTTGGCACCAAAACAAGAAAATTATCGTCTTCGTAAATTTTTTCTGTTTGGTTTTCTAATTCTTTTTCTTTCTCTTTAACTTTCACAGGGGCTAACACCCTATCTAATTCTGAAATACTGAGATATTGATTGATGTCTTTTTTTTCTAAATTTTTTTGATACTTGTCGAAATCTTTGACCAAGCCTACCGCTATCTCGGCCATCTCAATAACATCGGCATATTCAAGTAGATGCTTCAAAACCCAATCTGTATATTTGTGATTGAAATCTTGTAAATCGGAAATACCCAATATAAAATCCAAGTCTTCTTCGTCGTATTTGTCGGAATACTTTTTCTTTAGGTCTTCTTTTCTACCTTCCTTTAATAAAATATCGAGAAACTTCATATGGTATAAATATACAAAAAGGGAGATATTAATCTCCCTTTGTAGTCCCGAGAGGAATCGAACCTCTATGTACAGATTAGAAATCTGTCATTCTATCCGTTGAATTACGGGACCATATTTTTACTTCCAAAACAATTGAATCAAAAGTATAACAAAACTTAGAGACAAACAAATTAAAGTTTTTGTTGTCATCGGTTCTTTCAATATTAGCCAAGCCATAATACTAAATACAATTACACCAATACTGAATCCAATGATACGGTTAGGCCAAGTTTCACCATTATAAAGACTTACCATTTCTCTACTTGCGAGAATAACCATGTATCCAACAGGAACACCCATTAAAGTCATCATAAAGGGATTGTTTTTAATCCATTTACTCCATAGGTGCCCTTGAAGTTGGTAAAAGGTGAATGCTTGTGAGAACAGATAAACCGTAAGGATAAAAATGATGGAACCTAATTTGTTCATAGTGTAACAAATATAGACAATTTTTGTTATAAAAAAACCCTCTCACGAGGGTTTTAAATTAGTTATTCATTTCTTCTAAGAAGTTATGAACGATTTCTTGTTTTTCATCTTCTGTACCTTCTTCATCATCCCACATGATAGAATCAGGGTCTGCAGACCAATCGTCCCATTCGTCCCAATTTGCAACAAGTGTGAATTTTCTTCCGTCTTCTGTTTCTCCATTGTACCAAACGGTTTTGGAGGTTGTTTTAGGTGAATCGTAATTAATGAACATGTTTTAAATTTTTAAAGTGTTCTCAAAATATAACCCAAAATTGCTGATATTCCAACTAAAGCTGGGAAATTTTTTTTCGCTCCTCCCATTAGTGAAAGATGAAGAACAACCGCTGCACTCATAAAACATGCAATCAGAATTGCACCGTAGAGGGAGGTTACAGGAATTAAAAGTAAGATTGCACCCAACAATTCACCAACACCTGTGTGAATTCTATACTTCTCAAGTTTCATGAATGCAAAATTGCCAATCATTTCTTCTGTACCACGAAGTTTATCTGTTGCTCCTTTTAGAAGGAATAGTGAGGTCATAACTGAAAGGACCCATCCGAGGATTGTAATAACTGTCATAATTTTATATTTTAGACTTGAAAAATATAAAATTTTTTAGACAAATCAATTATTACTTTTTGTTGAATGTTAAAGAAATATCACCACCTTGTTCGAATTCATTCCACGCAAGGTGAGGGTTAACTTCATTTATTTGACCATCCGTCTATTAAACCTTGTTTAATATCTTTCCAATCAATTACCAAGTAAATAATAACTATAACACATAGAATTGTAAATTTGTGTTTTACTACGAGTTTTTCAATATCTTTTAGTAATTCTTTCATATTTTTTGTCCTATGAGTGAGTTATCTTTAGGTATTACTAACCAAGCTAATAAATAAAAGAAAATAATTGGTACTGGTGCAAATATTAAAGCCAAAAATATCAATCTCCAAAGTGTAGAGTCTATATTTGTATACTCACCAAGTCCACCACAAATTCCTGCAATTTTTTTATCTATCTGACTTCTAAATAATTTTCTCATAATGTCTTTTTATGTTTTATTTCTTTTTCTTTAGTTCACTCAGTGCGTTTACAGGAATAATTGTTCCTACAGGATATGAAGACCCCACAGGTGCCTGAGTTACAGATGTTTCACCTGGATGAGCTCGTAATGCTCTTCTCATCGGAAACGCTAATTCATTAAGTGGACCAAAACATTCTGCAAGTGTTACACCGTTAACCTTATTAGGTAATACAACACAAGGCATACACCACATATTACTCATTCCACCTTTAGGTCCTTTAGATATTACGAATGTTCTATTTACCGTTGGTAAATTTTCCCAAGTTGGAGCTTGAGGGACACTGTCATAATACCAAAAATAAGACCAAACAGTTTTATCTGTTCCATCAGGTGTAAGTGAAGGATTCGGAACCAAGATTTTGTTTGCTACTGAAGGACCATCCATAACAGGACAAACCGCAACACCCTCTAAGAACTTTTTACCTTCCACAGTAATAGTTTTACCCGTTGCCTTAGCAGAAGAAGCCCCACAAAAAGCAAATTTTCCCTCAACAATTGTGAGTGCTTTCCCTCTATGAAGTTTCTGAGTGAATGATGTTGTTCCTAATCCCAACATCGCAAGTAGTAATAGTAGTTTTTTCATAATATATTTTATTATAAATATAAAACCCCCACCGTTAGGTAGGGGTTTCTTTTAATTACCCTTGAGTGGAAATCGTGTCCATCCTTGTATCCAATTAGGGGTTGTCAAAACTTGTAGTTCCGAAGTTGAAAAGGTTTTCTCAATATTACCTTGAGATAACGCTTTGGTTTTCATATCTGATGAAGTAAATAATGTAGATGTTGATTTGAAATTTAGAGTTGGGTCAAATGAACCAATCTGATTATTTTCAAACTTTGAAATATTATCTTTGTAAAACGTTGCTGTCTCATTCGATTCAAGTGAAAACGCACCTTTCATATGACCAGCAATCACTGAATTTGTAATAGTGAATTGTGTTGCTCTCCTCCATCTTAAACCCAAATTATGGTTAGTCAGTGAACCTGTTTCATTTGGACCAACAATAACCATATTGGATAATTTTGGGTGTGTAAAAGGTTGTGCGGATGAACCTGTTCCATCATTATCACATTCTACGCCATTCCCCGCATCCCCATTATCTACAAATTGTGGGTCTCTTTTTGCAATACTAAAAGAAACTGACCCTCTATAACCGAAGTCAAAATCAAAATCGTCATCAGCTGTTGCAAATGCGTATAAGTTTTTTGCGTTTACTGTACCGCCGAAGAATTCAAACGCGTCATCATTTGCATAAATTGTCTGAACATTTTCGATTACAGTACCACTTCCCACTCCTCCGAGAGTCAATGCATTTATCTCTGAATTTGGGAGTGCCGCTATTCCTGCATATTCAATTCTAACATATTTTAGAACCCCACTGTTGTCCAAATCATTTGTACCACCATAAGGTCTACCAATTCCACCTTCTATCGTAGGTTCGGAACTTCTGTTGGTTGTAGCTCTACCCAAGATGACAATTCCCCCCCAATCGCCAGGTGCTCTTTGTCCTTCAGGTTTTCCTGAGGTAAAAACAATAGGTTTCAGTTGAGTTCCCTCAGCCAAAATCTGTGCTCCTCTTTCAATACACAGAGCCCCTTTTTCTGCTATATCAGAAATTATTTTTGTACCTGGTTGGATAATCAACTTTGCACCATCTGTAATGTAAACATAACCTTTGAGTGTCCATACTTTGTCTGATGTCAGTGTTGTGGTTGAGTTGATTGAACCAGTGAGTGTTGTGGAAGAGGGAACGTTAATTGGTCCATCACCACCGCCAAGATTTTTTTCACAACTTGTAAAAAGAAGTGAGATTGCTAAAACCGATAAAAATTTTTTCATAAATTTAAATTTAATGAAACTGAAAGAGTTTGTTCGTTATTTGTTTTTATTAACTCTCTCGTGTTTATTTTTTGATAATATACCGACGGTTGTGCAAGTAAGTCACCAACCGAAAGTTTGATTTCACCTTTGTTGAATTTCTTTAAGAAAACAAAATCAATTATATCTCTCGAATTTTCGAATATGTCAGGATATCCTTGGAATCCGACTGCGGATATTCTATCACCAACTCTATTGTATGAAATACTGAATGTGTTATTTTTTTTATGAATGTTCAATCCTCCGTTGAGAACATAATTTGATTGTCCCTGAAGTTGCCTCGAATATCCGTTCACCTTCACTTTTGAACCCGAAAAAGCTGAGTTTGTGTACAGGTCTAACCATTTTGATATTTTCTTTCTAATTTCAAATTCTACACCGTATACATTTGCATTTTTGGGATTCAAAAAAGTTAGAAGTAGATTTGATGGAACAGAACCATCAGCAACAATTTGTTCAATAGGTCTGATAAATTTTTTTCCGAAAAGTGCAATTGATAAGTTTTCTCCTACTTTGGGATAAATTTCATATTTTAAATCAAGGTTGTAGATATCAGTTTTCTCAAGGGTTGGATTACCAAGAATTTGTGCGTTTCTAATAAAGTCATAATATGCAAAATTTGCAACTTCTCTGAATTCAGGTCTTGATAAAGTTTTAGAACTCGAAATTCTCAATTTTGTTTTGTCCCAACTGTAGGATAAGTTTATTGAAGGTAATAAATCAAAATATGTTCTGTTTACGTTGACCCTTTGACCGCTAAAGTCTGATGTGTTTACATCAAACAGATTATACTCCGTTCTCAAACCACCATTTATTTTAAATTTTTTGTAAGTTTTATCAATTTGGACATATCCACTTCCCAAGTCAAAATCCGCTTTGTATCTGTCTGTGTTATTTGTTATTTCGTTGAGTAAGTCCAAAGCATCGTATCTGAAAATTCTTGCTTGAAAATTTCTCATTTTTTTAAGATAAGAACCACCAATTTTTACCGCTCCGAAATCTTTATTTATTGACCCGTTGAATGAGTTTTCATTCATTACAGACCAAAATCTATAAGTGTCCCTCCAAGCTGTGGTGTAAGTGGAGTTTGAACCAAGTGATTTTGTTATTGGATTCACCCTATAATCAGGTTGGTCTCTCAACATCAAATTCCAACCTAAATTGAAATCAAGTGTTTTTATCTTTCCCTCAACTTGTGAATTAACAACTGTTTTGATGATGTGGTTTGATGAGTTACTTCTTACGTCCTGAACGTTATCATAGTTTTCACCCTCTCTTGTGAGGTATGAGTTTTCAATTTGATGGTTGAAGAGAGTTTTCCAAGAATATTTTGATTCACCCAAGTAAGTTAAATTCAGCAAACCATTCACTAATAAAGATTGGGTGAACAACGTGTCTTTATATTTGTATGCAAGTTCTGTTGATGATTGATAGTCTTGTCTATCAATATAGTTAATGGTATAGTTCTTTCTTGAACTTGCAGAAGTTAAAAGAGACCACTTACTTTTTTTCAAACCAAATGAAAGATTACCATTCAAGTTAGGAATTGAATTCGAAATTCGATAAAAGGGTTGACCTAGCAATTTTGTGAAAGTTCTTCTATCTCCATTTGTTCCTGTTCTGAAAACGTATGTTGATGGAAAATTCTGTGGGAATAGAATATAATCCACCGATTTGAAATTTCGAAATGTTGAAACGGTCCCGAAACTTGCTCCGAGACCTATTGAGAAAAAATTGTTTGATATTTCTTTTGTAGTAATCTGTACCACACCTCCACCAAAATCACCAGGTAAGGATGGCAACGCAGATTTGGAAACCATAATGTTATCAATCAAAGATGCAGGAATTATATCAAACGAAAAAGCTCTCCTGTCAGGTTCCGTCGAGGGTAAGATGGTTTTGTTGAGAGTTGCCGAATTGTATCTATCAGATAATCCCCTTACCAAAACAAATTTATCATTTTGAATGGTTACACCATTTACTCTCTTGAGAGCATCTCCAACAGTTCTGTCAGGTGTTTTTTTTATTGACTCACTTGATAATCCGTCTGAAACAACCGCACTATTTCTCACAGAATTTATGATTGCGACGTTCGTCTCTTTTTTTATTGCCGAGCGGATTTTTACCTCGGACATAGTTTTGTTGAAAAGTGTGTCTTGAGAGTAACCTATTGTTGGTATCAATAAACACAAAATAAATTTTCTAATCATCGTTTCAAGTTTTGACAACAATAATTAGGAAACTTGTGACCGAAGACCTGATTTTACCGATTATGGTTATGTTAAGAAAATGTTAGGTAATTGTTAACAAAAAACCCCCACCGTGAGGTGAGGGTTTATCTCTTATTTTTAACTTCTATCTTAGAGTGATTGTCTGAGTTTGACCATTTACAGTGAGAAAAGCGAGGTTATCACACTGACCGTTTCCAAAGTCTAATACTCCAACCCAAGGACTTGTGTTTGTCAAGTTTCTTCTGACTGTTCTAATTTTACCTTTTACAATCCAACGACAAGTAAATCTTTTGAAAAGTGGTTCGACTGTTTCAGAGTTCCAAAAAGTAGATAGTGTATTTCTGACGGATGTTCCGTTGGAATTACCGATGATTTTGAAAATATCATCAATAGGAAGTGGGGTATGAGAACCTTCAATTTGTTCAATAGTTTTTTGTGAGTTCCATTCTATAACATTACCATTTGGGTGACCCAATCTTCCGCCAACTACTTTCACTAACCATTTATGGTTATATTGAGGAGGAAAAATTGTAATTTGGATTGGTTCTGTAATATTTTTGATGGTGTGTGTTCCTCCTACTGTTACTCCATCAACGCTATAGTTCATGAATGTAGTGGTAGCTTCAGCGCCAGGGACCAATAATCTGTTTGTGTAAATTGTTTTGATTTGTCCACGTCTTACTCTACCATCGAGTCCCATACAACCTGTTTGTGGAAAACTAATAACGACCATTACAGGAAATGGGTTTGGTGGAGACATACGTTCAACTCTTACAGTAAAACATCTCTGAGCCGTGTCGAAATTTTCACCTCTTCCGAAAACACCTGAGCCGTAAACACCAACCTCATCATTTGCACCCATAACATCGTCAAAAATTTGACTGTAGGATTGTTCTGATTGGGCATCACCTTCAGAGGCCATAGTTGAAAGTTCTATTTCTTGAGTATTCAGTTCTGTATTATTTTCTTTCTGACAAGAAAATAATAACATCGAAAATGCTAGTGAAAAAATAAGTTTTTTCATAAAATCTTATTTGTGATTATTTATTTTTTTTCTTTTTACTATTATCCAAAATTAGTTCACCATTCAAATATATTTTATTCACACTAAATCCAGCATCTTTAACTCTTTCAATTAAATTTTCTGATTTGAATTCTCCTTTCTTGTATTCTAAGTTCCATTCTTGTGTTTCTAAATTTGGGTCTATTTTCAAAACACTTTTATCAGTAGAAAGTGATTTATGAAATGCATTCGAACACATAGAACAAGTAACACCCCCCGCAATAAATTTAACTTTGTCTTGTGCAAAAAGATATGAGTTAAAAAAAATAGTAATAAAAAGAATGGTTAAAATTTTTTTCATAGTATAATAATAAATATTTTTCTTTAAATAAAAAACCCCCACCATAAGGTGAGGGTTCTATAAAACTGCGGAATGAAATTAGTTTCCGAATGTATATCTCAAACCAAGTTGTGCTTGCCATACGTCAAACACAGAAGAGTTCCACTGATAAGTGTCCTTTATAAGTGAAGTTGAGCCGTCGTAGTTTCTCTGTGTAGATAATCTGTAGACAGGTTCACCTGCTGTGTTGATTGATGAATAGCTAAGAATTGCTGGATTTGTTGCTCTTTGAGAAACACCCCAATCTTTATTCAACATGTTTCCGAAGTTGAGGATGTCTAAACGAATTTGGAAATTGTTGTTGATACCTTTTACTTTTACTACGAAATCTTGTTGAACTGAAAGGTCAAATCTGTGAAGAACAGGGATTGTAGATGCGTTTCTTTCAGCGTATTGTCCTCTTCTTGTAGAGAGGTATTTGTCTTGAGCGATGTAAGCTTCAAAAGCCGCTTGTTGTTCAGCTTCTGTGAATGTGTAACTTCCAAGAGTACCATTTGGTAATCTTACACCTGATGCAGTAAACGAAGCGAATTTGATGTCAAAACCTTTTTGAGGAACGAAAATCATTTCGTTGTTGTTTACTCTATCACCGTTAAGGTCACCAGCTACGAAATAACCGAAAGGATTACCTTGTTGTCCTACATAACCTAATGTGATTGTTGTAGCACCAGCACCTTTCTTTGCACCGTTTTCAATCTTGTAACCGAGAAGTCCAACAAATCTGT